AAATAAAATTACTATTGTTTCGAGGGTTGATTATGTTTGATTTTAATACATCTCATTACCTTAAACCTAATGACACAGGTGCTTTTTATGATTTAATTAAAAAAGAAAAAATTAAAGATTACGAATGTCCTCAATGTAAAGGTTATGGAGGATGGAACTTGAAACTAAATGCCTATCCATTAAGAGAACATCCAGATACAGCAGAAAATAGACATAAATATGCACATTTTCGTGCATCATGCAATCACTGTAATGGTTATGGGTGGGTTTCTAAAGAAGATTCAACACATATTCACAATTGGATTTTTGTGCAAAACTTAGGAAGATGTTATAATCGTTATAAATGTGATATTTGTGAAAAAATTTGGGATATAGATTCAAGTGATTAATTGTGAAAATATTGAAACAATTCAATGAATGTTTGGTGATAGAATAGTATGATTATCATTGGATCAACAGCAATTAAAAAATTCTATCCAGAATTTCGTGAACCAAAAGATGTTGACATTTTATGTTACAAAAAAGAATTTGATGAATTAAATTTTGATAAAAGTCAAAACGATAATACTGGAAGAATAACTTTAGATAAAGTTTATGAATTTCAATTTATTAATAATTGGCCATCTTATAAACATCTGTTAACTGTAACAGATAGTGCTTTTAGATTAAATACAGAAATTGGTAGCATAAAATGTCTACCTCCATTTTGGATGATGATCTTAAAAAAGAGTCATCTATATAGATCTTTAAGTTTCTATAAGCATATCAAAGATTTCCATTTTCTTGAAGGAAAAATGTCATGGGCTTCAGTTTTTGGCAATGATTACGCTAGATCTGTATATCTGGATATTTTGAAAGATACAAAGTCGAAATTTCCAGACAAGACACCTTCTTTATCTAAAAGTAAAGAGGCATTTTTTAATGATTATGTGATAAAATACGTTGAACATGATTGGATTCATGAGCAAATTGCATTCTATGATAGACCTTTATATGAAAGATGTCAAAATGCAGAAGTATTTTGCTCTAAAAAATTGTGGGAACAATTAGACTTTGAAGACAAAATTAAAATGGTCCAAGAAGAAGCTCTAGCTATTGCTATTGAGCGAAAAATCATTCCACTATTCATGGAGAATAAATGTTTTAGCTTGTTTTATAAGAGTGCTTTTTATTATGCTGTTGGTCGCATTTGTACTAACTTATGTAGAGGGTGGTTTAGAGAGTTTGCTCAATTGAACTGGCCAAAAGTAGTACAATGTGATTATGAAAATATTATATCCAACTTTATGAAAGAGTTTGAAGATGTCTATCGATCAAATTAAATTAAAATATGAAAAATTAAAAGAAGAATTAATCAAACAAGAGATTCTGCTGAAAGAGCTAGAAAGTGAAGAAAAGACTGTATATGTTTATACTTGTGAATCTCCTCTGAATTAATTCAGAGGCTTCTTGCTAGGATTTTTATAATGAAAAATAAAATTACAGAACAACGTCGTAAATTAGTTAGATTAACACAAAAATTAAAACATGTTAATGAATTTAAAAATGGTAAATCCACATTAAAAAGTGATATTGCTAAAAAGGTAGCTGCAGCAATTTATTCTAATAAATTTAAAGATTACCCCGAATTAAACGCAACTGAAGACTTAATTAAATATGGAGAAAAACGACAAGAAACTAAGATTGGTAGGTGGATTAAATCTAGATTTGATTGTAAAGATGAGGAAATTTCTAGCTACATTGAATTGTTTAAAAACTATAAAGACGAACCTCAAGTAGAAATTATTACAGGTAAAGATATATATAAATACTATCGAACTACATTTGGTTCAAAATCATGTATGTCTAGAAAACCTCGTGAATATTTTGAAATTTACATGGATAATCCTGATAAGTTTCAGTTAGTTGTATCATTAAATCCATATAAAGCTAGAGCTATGACATTTATAGGTGACTCTGGCAGAAAATACTATTGTAGTATTTATGGTCCTTCTAAAACTCTTATCAACTATTTTAATAATAGTGATTATAAATATTTATACTCAGTTAACAATATGTCCGGAAATGATAGTATAACTATTCCTTATAAAGAATATGAAAAATATCCATTTTTTGATGCATTTAGATATAGCGTAATTGTTGACGAGAAATATATTCTATATAATCTATTCAGCACTTTAATTACTGAACATAAAATAAAGAGATATAATCTCTTTAATACTACTAACGGAGCTTTAAATTCTAATAGGTTTTACCCATGAATCAAAATCAAGAATTTGAAAATATATTAAATGGAAACACACATTATTCAGATGTTAAGGATGTAGATGGATTTATAGATTATCTATATGATAACAATCTATTACTTGAACGAGAAAAAATGGAAACATTATATTTAAATAATGATCTTAGATATTATCGTATAGTTATGTTTTTATGTAATCACGCATCTAAAAGTAAAAAACTTATCAATGCTATTAGAAAACATATACCATTTAAATGGATATCAAGATTGGATTGTGTACCAAAAAAAGATTTGGATCTATATTATGATAAATATGATATTAGTTTAGTTTGTAGGCATTCAGATTTATCTAAAGATATCATCTGGAAAATAAAAGATAAAATTTATTACTCTAATAATGAGACGGTAAAATGGATGCTAGGTGACAAATTAAAATGAAAGAGAAAGTATACTTTACATCTGATCTACATTTGGGTCATGCAAATATTATCAAATATTGTAATAGGCCGTTTCTTTGTGAAAAAGATTACGAAGAATGGTTAAAGATCGGTAAAAAATGGCACCAAGGAGATTATTCAGAGGCATCATATAGAATTTCTCCAGAATCCGTAAAGATAATGGACGATTATTTAATCGAACAGATTAATAAAACTATACCAAAAGATGGTATTCTTTGGCATTTAGGTGATTTTACATTTGGAGACCCAAGACCATATTTAGAAAGAATCAACTGTAGAGTTAGAAATATCATCGGTAATCACGACAAAAGGTCTAATCAAAGATATTTTGATCAGGCATATGATTTATATGAACTTTACGATAATAAAGACTTGTTTGTATTGTGTCATTATTCTATGGTTTCTTGGAATAAATCCCATCGTGGTTCATATATGGTATATGGACACAACCACTCTCTAATGGAAGGTTATCTCAATAACCTTTGGCCCGAAAGAAGATCAATGGATATTGGTGTAGACAATGCAAAATTAATCCTTAATGAATACAGACCTTTTTCTCTTCAAGAAATTAAGTCTCTCCTAAACAAACAGGGCCACTCAAAATATTTTAATATACCAGAGATTATTAAGCCTGAAGAGTGATTACTTTAGTTGGTCGCCCTTGTATCTATTGATACTTATTGATTCTATATTTAAAAGGCATTATTTTTCTTTTCGAAAGAACACATAAGACGTAACTATATAACTCTCTCACCCTTTGTTTGTAAACCAGAATTCCGACATTTTCTTCAAAAGAGTCAGAATAGTCTCCAGATTAAAGATTTTAAACCGGATGAGTGTTGAGTCCTGTGATTAAAACGGTTTAATCCTAGTGGACGCCAGACCCCTTAATCAAGGTAATACAGTTAAAGGAACTAGCCATGTTAGCCTCAGTTTGTGTTCTCTATTGGTATACGATTGTGGAAGTGAATATCATTGCAAAAAATCCTTTTAAATCATCTCATTCAGATTGCTATTATGTAAAGTTACCAGAAAAAGGTTTTGACAACAAAAGAACATACCTTATTTCTCTTTCAAGAAACAACTCTTACGATTTGAAAAAATTTATTAGAGAAAATCCAAAAGTAGAAAGAATTTATCTTTACAAAATTAAATATGAAGATTACACAGGATATCATTTATCTAGATATTCTTGGTTGACAATTGATGAAGAAAGAAAAAGAAGAAAAAGATATGAATTTTAGTAAGTTAGCAATTGGTGATATGTTTAACGTAAAATCCGGAAGATTTGTAAAGATTGAAGAAGACAAAGGTATTTGTGTAATGTCTACAATTATCAAAGTTGGAGATATTTGTGAATTCTTCCAAAAACAAACCGTAATCCCTTTATACATGGCAGCAAATGATTTTTGAAAACGAACACTATCGACTTCAAATTATTCCAACTTTTGTTCGTAAAGTTAATGAATTTGAAGAAATAACATGTGTACACTGCAATGGAAGTGGAATAGATAATAATGATGACCTTGCAGGAGGCTTAGTTTCCTGTCATACAAACTGTTCATGGTGTAGAGGTTCTGGTTTTCAAAAAAGACTAAAAGTAATTCCTCCGCCACCAGAAATTGACATGGATTTTGTTAATTTTATGAGAGAAGCCTTTAAAGAATACAGAAAAAACACATGAACAAAAAAGCAATTGTAACTGTTGGTATTTCTGGGTCTGGTAAAACTACTTGGGCAACCAAATTTTGTTCCGAAAATAATTATGTCAATATTAATAGAGATGAAGTAAGATTTTCTTCTATTTTTAATTCTCCCAAAAGTTGGAATGAGTATAAATTCTCAAACAAAAACGAAAGTATTGTTACCAAAGTTTGTGAAGATAAATTAAACAAAGCCGTAGAATCTGGTTCTAGTATTATTATTTCAGATACTAATCTTCATCCTAAATATCGCACAACGCTTATTAATAGATTGATAAACCTTGGTTATGAAGTAGATATTAAAGAATTTCCAATAACTTGGGAAGAGGCATGTAAAAGAGATTCTATAAGAGAAAATGGTGTTGGTAAAGATATTCTATATAAACAATGGCTTCGATGGCTGGAATATACAAAGAGAAAGACATATACACCAGATAAAACTAAACCTTGTGCAGTAATCATAGACATAGATGGTACTTTAGCAGATAGAGGAAATCGTAATCCTCACGATCTTAAAAGAGTTAGTGAAGATACCCTTAGAGAATATGTTTATGTAATTTATAAAGGATTTAAACTTACAAATCATAAAATCATTATCTTATCTGGTCGTGAAGACTTATGTAGAAAAGACACAGAAGAATGGTTGACAAAAAATAATATTGAATATGATATATTACTGATGAGGTCAGAAGGAGATCACCGTAAAGATTCCTTTATTAAAGAGGAATTGTTCTGGACATTTGCAAATGATTTTTGTATAATGTGCGTAGTTGATGATAGGCCGCAAGTTTGCCGTATGTGGAATGATATTGGCTTAAATGTAATAGATGTTGGTAATCCTAGAAGAGAATTTTAATGCATAAGGCAATTGTAACTAAAATCAAAGTAACACCACACCCTAACGCTGATCGTTTGGCTGTTGGATATATTTGTGGAGAAACAGTCATTGTTGGAAAAGATACTCCAGACGGTGAATTAGGAGTATATTTCAATTGCGAACTACAACTATCAAAAGAGTTTGCACAAGCAAATGATCTAATTCGTCGTAAAGATGCAGATGGAAATGATGCTGGCGGATTCTTTGAAGAAAATCGTAGAGTAAGAATTCAAAAATTTCGTGGAGTTAAATCACATGGTTTTTGGATGCCTATTTCATGTTTAAAAGATTTTGGAAATTATTCTTCTCTAAAAGAAGGAGATCAAATTGATACATTCAACAATATACCTTTGTGTTGTAAGTATATTTCTAATCGTAATCCTAGAAAATCAGGTGGAAAAATTCCATCTGCTAGAAAGAAAGAGGTTTGCTTCCCTGAACACCTTGATACACAACAGTTAAAATACAATATCAACAAATTATCAAAAGGTGATGAGTTAATTATTTCTTTGAAAATACATGGAACATCCCAACGTACCGGATACATTCTTTGCAACAAAGAATTAACTTACTGGGAAAAATGGGTTAAGTGGCTTGGTTTTGATATTTCAGAAACCAAACTTGATTATCTCAACGGTACTAGACGGGTTGTTATTAAAAATACTTTTGGAAATCCGTTTCATGGTCCTGAACTAAGAGAACAAGCAGCTTCTAAAATTTTACCATTCTTAGAACCTTATATGATTGCATATTACGAAGTTATTGGATACGAACCATCTGGAGCTTCGATTATGCCCAAGCACAACTTGGGAAAGTTGAAGGAAAAAGAACTCATTAAACAATATGGGGAAACTATCACATATACTTATGGTTGTGCTGAAGGTCAACATGATGTTTATGTCTATAGAATTGTGTGGGTTTTACCTAATGGTAAGACTATAGATTTATCTTGGGATGAAGTTAAAGAAAAATGTAACTCTTGGGGAGTAAAACATGTGCCGGAATTACAGCGTTTTGTATATGATGGAGATGTTGACAAATTAATTCTAGAATTAGATAATATTTCAGATGGTCCAGATCCAATAGATAGTCGTCATATTAGAGAAGGTATATGCGTAAGAGTAAATAAACCCGGTTGGTTCTGCTTTAAGAATAAAGGTTGGACTTTTAAGGTGGCAGAAGGTATCATCAAGGAAGACGAAAACTATGTTGACTTGGAGGAAGAATCTTAATTAATAGATTTACACCGTGGCGAAAATGGTAAAAGCAGCCAGACGCAAATCTGGTGTGAAAAGATTTTATAAACAAAAGTCCTTAAAATCTAAGTAAATGAAAGTTCGAATCTTTCCGGTGTAGTTTGATATTTAATAAAAAAAATAATGAAAATATATACAAATCCAGGTAAAGCACGTAAACAATGTCAGTGTGGAGTATATTGTCACGCACGTTGTGCAAATTGCCCAAAATGTAATTTTATCTTCAATAAAGAAGTATATGAAAGAAAACAGAATGTAACAGAAATCAAATCTTCTGATACTGGAGGGCAAGGAAGGAAAGAATGTAAAACATGTAATAAGTTTTTTGGTGTAAGAACAAAATTTTGTCCATTATGTGGTAAAGATTTCAAACCTGTAGAAAAACAAGTAAGAGAAGTATATCAAGAGTTTCCAAAATATGCAGAACAACTTGGCATGTTTGGTACAAAAGTTATTATTATACCATCTGGTCAATATATTAAACCTAAATCTTCATCTAAAGAAGACATATTAGATTGGATAAATATTGCTGTATTTAAAGGAGACTCTATTATAGCACCAACAGGATTAAAATATATGCTGAGGTCTTTCTTTCAAGAAGAAGAATTAAATAAAACAACAGGTTATGTAGACTTATGGTATAAGGAATTAAAAAATGGCACTATCTGATACTATTCAAAATATTATTAATTATCTACATCCGTTTCCTATTGAATATGAAGATGTAGAAATAGAAGATTTTTTTGATTTTGAAGAATATCTAAATGAATTAGAAAGGAAAAATAGTGAGCATACCGATCAAAACGAGACCATCGACTGAAACATCTTTTGTTAATCAAAAAGCATTTACTATAAAAGCTTCTGGTCATGCATTCGATATTATTAGCAGGGGTATTTATACAGACGCATATTTAGCTATTGTAAGAGAACTTGGTTGTAATGCTTACGACTCTCAAATCGAGGCGGGCTATACAGAGCCTTTTAAAGTTCATTGTCCAACACATGATAATCTTAAATTAGTTATTAGAGATTATGGGACTGGAATGACTGCCGATAAGATTAACAATGTATACACTACAGTGTTTGAGTCTGACAAAACTGAATCTAATAATCAAATTGGATGTTTAGGACTAGGGTCAAAAAGTCCATTTGCTCTTTATAATGAGTTTACAGTTATTAGTTATGTAGACGGAAAAGCTGATAGATATTTATGTTTTAAAAATGAGGAAAATCTACCTCAAATTAGTCATCTTGCAACAGAAGACACTTCAGAACATAATGGCGTAGAAATTATTATACCAGTTAAAAGTGGAGATGTGTCACATTTTGCAAGAGTAGCACAACAAGCTTTTTCAGTTTTTGCAAAACCTCCAATTTGTAATATACATATTACACCAGTGTCATATAGTATTAAGACAAGTAACTATGGAATTGTTACAGGTTATCAAAATACAGCTAATGCTATAATGGGTAATGTAAGATATAGAATCAATATTGATGCTATAGAAAATTTAACAAACAACCAAAGAAGCGTCTTAAGATCTGGTATAGATTTATTTTTCAAAATTGGAGATTTATCATTTGCTGCATCTAGAGAAGAATTAAATCTCGACAATGTAACAAAAATGAGAATAAAAAATAAGATTGACATAATTATAGCTGAGTATGAAAAAGATCTACAAAAAGAGGTAGACAAAGCTAATACTATGGCTGAAGCATTTAACATCTTTAATGTTAAAAAAATTATTCCTGTAGATAAAACAAAAATAAAATGGAATAATAAAGAAATAGTTAGCACTATTGATCTTCCGTCAGAAATAAAAATTGACAATTATTGTTATAGAAAAACTTCTACACGCCAGCTTTATCTACAAAACTGGTTAAAACCAAATATAGTAATCAATGATATTCCTCGTGGAGTTTATGTAAAAGTTGAACAAAATCATTTATCTCCATGTTTTGTAATTAAGCCAGAAGATTTAGAGCCGACACTTAGTCTAATAGACTGCTCTTTAGATTATGCTCAAAAAACTTTTAACATATATAAAGCATCTGAACTTAAACACACACCTAAAAAATATCAACAAGGTAGAGTACCAAAAGTTGGTAAGTATAATGGTGGATATACTCTATCAAGATCATTTAGTCAGGTAGACGTACCGAAAGATGGATATTATATTGTTGTAAATAGAAATAGATTCAAATTTGGAGATAAATTCAATATTACTTTTAATGATTTTATTAATATACGTAATTTTATGATATATATTAATAAAAATGTAGATGTCTATTGTATTAAAGAGAAATCTTTCAAAAAATCTGCTGGTAATTTAAAATGTTTCTTTACTTATACTAAAGAATGTTGTACTGAATATATCAAAAATCAAAAAATTATAACTTATGAAAAATATAAATTTGATTCACAGATCTTAAAATATAGTAAATATCTACCTCCAGATATTGTAGATATACATAAAAATTATAAGAATATTAGTATGCCAAGTAATTTGAATAAAGTTAAAGAATTATTAGGAGTACTAGAAAATGTTCAAATCGATAATCTTACAGAAAAAGTAGAAAAAGCTTTAAAAAAATATGAATTACTATTTCAACCTTCATATGGGCATGTAGTCAAGTATATTGATTTAGTAAACAAGGGTATGTTTAACTAGGAAAAATAATGATAATTTTAGGAAAAATAATTTCAAACGATTCACTAACTGTAATAGTAGATGATAATGGTGTTCAAGAATTCAGAATGGATATGACTCATCCAAAGTTTTTAGAGGCTGTTTCAGCACTAAGAAGCAATGAATTAACAAAGTTTGTTGAACTTTACAACTTTAATCCTATTGCAGATATATCTAATATGAAAGGTATTACTATTGAAGGAGAAAAAATATTATATAATGGAATGGAACTACACTCAACTCTTGTTGACAGAATCTTAGAACTACGAAGACAAAACTGCGATTTTGATGATATGGTTAAGTTTTTAGATAATCTAATGTCTAATCCATCAAACAGATCAGTAAATGAACTGTATAATTTCTTATCTCATAAGAATCTGCCGATTACTGATGATGGACATTTTCTTGGATATAAGGCTGTAAAAATATATAACGGTTCAGATTTTACAGACGTTTTTGGTAATCCTGTTACTGCCGGAGATTATGTAGATAAATATTCTGGAACAATTAGAAATAATGTTGGTGATGTAGTTAAAGTTGTACGTAATATGGTAAACGATGACTGTTCACAACATTGTTCTCATGGTTTACACGTTGGTTCTTTAGAGTATTCTGGACCCGGTGGATGGTATAATAGATCATCTGACGTTGTTTTAATTGTCAAAGTTAATCCAGCAGATGTTGTATCTGTTCCTTCAGATCATTCCCACACTAAATTACGATGTTGTAAGTATGAAGTTATATCAACATTTAGTGGAGTATTAAACAAGGCAGTCTATTCAGAGACTGATAGTCTATCATATGATGACTCTATTGATGAAATCAGGATTGAATGTTCAATAAACGATCTTTATCCAGGTGATAAGATTTCATTTGTATACACTAATTCAGAAAATGAAACAGAAACCAGATATTTAATTGTTGACGAAGTAACCGATACTCATATTAGATCAACTTTGTATAATAAAGATTATCGATATAATACAACACCTTCAAATTATAGAAATTTTAAGAAATCAAATATTCAAGGAATTATACATCGTGAATGGTAATCTTAGTAATGGTAGGTGTTATTTAGCAGGTCCAATGGATAGAGTTTCTGAAGAGGACGCTATTGGATGGAGAAACTATGTTACAGAAGAGTTAAAAAGTTATAACGTAACTGTTTATGATCCAACAAAAAAACCAACCGACTTTGCACCAGAAATAGGCCTTAAAGAACATAGACAAGAACTAATCCGAGAAAAAAAATATGACCAATTATCAAAATTGATGAAGCCAATAGTTAGATATGACTTGAGGCTTGTAGATCGATGTGATTTTGTTATAGTATATATTGATACAGAAGTTCATCTAGCTGGCACTTATCATGAAGTTGTAATAGCTTTATCACAAAGAAAGCCCGTATTAGCAGTTATTAAACAAGGTAAAAATAATTGCCCATATTGGTGGTTTGGGTGCTTAAAACATGAAACCATATTTTCTTCTTTTCAAGATCTTTTCAAGTATTTAGAAGAAATTAATACTAAAGATTTATCTGAAGATAAGTTGTGGAAACTGTTCTCTTACTAATATTTCATTAAAAATGATTTTCAAAGACAATAAAAATATTCCATTTAAATTAAAGCTTAGTAATCTTAATATGTACTTAAGCTCTTTTCCAGAAGATATATTCCTAAGTAAAGAACCTGGATATGAAGAAGCTATTATAGAAGGACTACATCTAGCTAGCAAATCCAAAGTACATGTTATGGGTCTAGCTAGAGATTGCGAAAAAGCCCTTTTCTATAATATTCATAGAGTTGAAAGATTATGTTCTATGTTTGCTGAATATTCTGTATTTGTATACGAAAATGATTCAGTTGATAAAACAAAAAGAATTCTTAATCAATGGTCTAAAACATTTAATATTTCAGTGGAGTGTATAAACTCTGGAAAAATACGACACTCACAAGATCAATCAATAAATAGAATGACTGATATGGCTTATTATCGTAATGAGCTAGTAAAGTCAATACCAGATTGTGATTATGTAATAATGTATGACTTTGATATTATAGGAGGGTTTTCTTATGATGGAGTAATGTCTTCATTGGCATATGATTTAGATATAATAGGATCAAATTCCTTGATTCAATCTCCAACGAGCAATAAACTGCAAACAGATTTCGTATATTACGATACACTAGCTTTAAGACATTCAGAATTATCAACTAATGAAGAAAAACATTTATTAGCATTTAAAGATACCGTAGTTCAACGTGGTGCCTATCCAATAGAGGTAGAAAGCTGTTTTGGTGGACTATCAGTATATAAACCTAAAATTTTTACAGAATGTAAATATGAGAATTGGGATTGTGAGCATGTGACCTTTAATGCTCAAGCCAGACACAAAGGTTATAAAGTTTGGTTAAATCCATCTCAAATAGTATTATACAACCCAACAAGATTTTGTCAAATATGATAGTAATTACAGGTGCTCCCAGAACAGGAACAACATATATAGAACGATATCTTAATCAAGATCCAAATATTTTAATTTTACATGAATGTGGACACTTGGTTTCTGGTAGCTCAAGGTTAAACTTTTTAGAAAACAGTGATTATTTTATAGATGAATTGAAGAAGAAAAATATCTCAATAAAAGAAATATCGGATAACTTCAATAATCTAGAAGAACATTTTAACAATTACGTCTTTGGAGATAAATATCCTTACTACTCAATGGTACTTGATAAAATTCCACAAGATGTAAAACTGATTCTTTGTGTTCGTAATCCATTCCATTCGCTTCAATCTATGGAAAACAAATTGGGTTGGTCCTACTCCGAATCCTTTAAAGTTTTATTGGAGTCATATGAAGGAATATTACGACATAAAGATTCTTTTGATCATATTATTATTAAGTATGAAGACTATGTGTGTAATGAACAAAAGTTAAAAAGAGATCTTTCTAATTTTTTAGATGTATCATTAAATATTGAAGATAAAGTTACTGAGAGTTATATACCTCCAATAGTACCTACATATATTGAAAAAGCTCTATTAGAAAATAGTACAATACAAAGTATAATGCATCAGTTTAATTATTAAAAATTATGATGGACTATGCTTCGATGCGTACATCTCCACTTAAAAGGAAATAAGATGTTACAAGAAAAAATAAATCAAAAAACTAATGAACTAAAACAAATTCTAATAGAAGAATGCGATAAAGAACTTAGATTTTTAATGTACAAATTATATGATTTAGAAAATAAATTAGCCGGTAGATATTCTGAAGATTTTGAAAAATATTTTATTAATAGTAATAGTATTAAATTATGTGTATATATTGAATACGAATGTTATGACAAAATTTATGGACAAATAATAGAAAATAATATATGTAAACTTGAAGATAATATTAAAGAAGTAGAACAATTAATCATAGATAAAGAAGAGTCTCTTAAAAAGAGAAAACAAGAAGCTGATAATTATGAATACAATCAATATATTAAACTTAAGAATAAATATGAAAAACCAAATTTAGATAAAACAAGCTAATGTCAAAATTTAATATTAAAGATTTAGTTTATTATGAAAATGATAAATGGTATATATGTGGAATTAAAGTAAAACTTGGATATGATTTTGTAGATTATGAATATTCGATATGTAAAGGAGACTATCAAGATCACAACCCCAAATATTGGGGCTGTAAAATTGATTGGAGTATTAAAGATCATATTCCTGAATTTAAACTATATACTGAATTAGAATATAAAACACTCAATAAAACTAAAATTGAAAAAGAAATTAAAGCTTTAGAAGATAAATTAGCTGAATTAAAAGAATTAATATAATGATCTTGAAAAATCTTGAAAAGGAAAAATTAATACATCCTCCAAAATGGATGTGTGATAATACTCAATATCTTTGTAGGATGGGTAGTGTTATGTACGGTCTTAATACTGACACTTCTGATGAAGATTTATATGGCTGGTGTATACCTCCAAAGACTTTAGTTTTTCCACATTTAGCTGGGGAAATTCCTGGTTTTGGCAAACAGATTCAAAGATTTGAACAATGGCAACAGCATCATATCAAGTTTAAAGAAAAAGAATATGACTTTCAAGTCTTCTCTATTGTTAAGTTCTTTCAGTTATGTCTTGAAAATAATCCAAACGTAATTGAAGCACTATATTGTCCAATTAAACATATCTTACATTCCACAGAAGTATCTAAGTTAGTGAGAGATAACAGACATTTATTTTTATCTAAAGGTGTAAAACATAAACTGGTCGGGTATGCTTACTCTCAATTACATAAAATGAAGACTAAAACGCCCGAAGAAGGTAGTAACAGATATGAAGATGTTCAAACCCACGGTTTTGATAGGAAGTACGCCTACCATTTAGTCAGATTAGTTTTCCAATGTCAGTTTATACTTGAGAATTGTGATCTTCAATTTGAACGCCCAGACGTACAATACTTAAAGGCAATACGTGCAGGCGAAGTTAGTGAAGATGATATTCTTTCTCTCTTTCAAGAAAAAGAAAAAACTCTTGAAAAACTATATGTTGATAGTAAACTACAATATCAACCAGATGAAGCTAAAATTAAACAACTTTTATTACAAGTTTTAGAAATACACTATCAAAGTGTTGATGTGATTATACCAGATAGGTATGAAAAAGCTATATCTGAAATTGAGGATATTATCACAAAACTAAGAAAGACAAATATATGACACTTCACTGGACCTCGGTTTTCTCTAAATCTGTGCTAGTATGGAGAGCCGAGTCACATGCCAATAAATATACCGTTATGCTGGGAACCCTGCTGTACATAGACCCTTGCGGGTACAGAGCACATTATGATTGTGGGACAGACGAGGAAGCTAAAGTTCTAGCAAACAAAATCAATAATGATAAAATAGGGATTGGGGAAAGCGAGTAAGTAGGATATGTCAACACTTATACTTTCTTCTTTCTCTGAATTACACAGTTAAATACCCAAAACTAAAACTATCAGAAAACGAAGATATAGGATAAAATAATGACACACAGATTATGGAACATACAACTAAAAATTAATAATTATCATCAATTAAAACAGCCAATTAGTGATGATGAACTAAGAGAATTAAGACACGGATTACTCAATTTTGAAAAATATTTCAGAGCTAGAGGAGAAAATCTATTAGCTACATTTTTTGTTAATGAAATTATTTCTGTTGAAAATATACTATTTGCTAGAAATACTAGCTTTAATTGAAGCAATGAAAATTTTAGCAAACGATATTATTTGTGATGATGGTGTAGCTAATGCTACTATTCTAGAAGTTGCTTACAGACTTGAAGAGTTAATCAATGAATAATGTTGATGAAATAATAGTTAGTTACATTGACAGTATGATAAAAAATGACTGTCGTGATGAAGCGATGGATTATTTGTATGACATAATTGATACTTTGATCAAAAACGATGATCTAGGTATTATTGACAAAATATTATTGCATGATCCCACCTATTTAGAAATAGATACTATTCTTGGTATTTTGACCACAACTCTTCCAGCTAAAAATAGTCTAACTAACAGACAGGTGTTTTTTGAAAAGGCTCAATTTCTTGGACAGGAACTATTAGAAGGATTAAATTAATGCTATTAATAGCCTATAAACCTTATTCTGAATGTTACCACGGTGGTTCTTTATGCAATACTTATTTTAGCGATTTTATCCATTTAGAAACAGAAGATATTGAAGAAATCATTAAACAGTTAATAATTGTTTTTGCTGATACTTTATTATGTTGTGAAAAACCTTACGAGGTATACTTGCACAATTGCGATTCAGAGTATATAATTTCTGAAGCCAAACGTAGATCAGAACAAATTATACAACAAAGAATTCAAGATGCTATTTTAGAAAGACAACGAAAAGATCAAGAAAGAAAAGATTCAATCAAAGAACAAAGACGTAAAAAGTATGAAGAACTCAAGAGAGAGTTTGAATGAGAGAAATTAAATTCAGAATTTGGGATGGTAATGGTTTCATTTATAATGGAGTTACACCATTTGAGTTGATTCAGAACGCTGTTTATGATACAACGGTTATGTTTTCTTTGCAGAAAAAGTGTATATGGCAACAATATACTGGACTTAAAGATATTAATGGTAAGGAAATCTACGAGGGTGATATTTTAAAAGTGCAAATCCCGAGTCTTAATATACAAACTTCAGAAGTCATATTCTACGAAGGTAGATTTGATTTCAAAAGCATAGCAGTAACCAGACTTAGTGATTATGTGGAATATTGTGAAATTATTGGAAATATTTATGATTAAAATAGATGACTTAAATAGACCTCCGAAGATGGGGGAAACGTATTTAGTTCCATGTTATAGATTTAACTATACAGAACATAAAAATGAATTTCAATTATCATGGCTTGATGTAGATAATTATCAACAAACAACTATTTTTATACCAGTAATAAATCATCCCCATTCAGATTACGAAAACGGGCAAAAATACATACACTATCATGTGGATTTTAGATTTACTAATGGAGAGTATGAAATACCATGTTATACAACAGAATATCTATATTATGGCCATGTTTTAATGAGAATAAATAAAGAATTTACTCCGGTTTATAAACCTTTTAAAGTTATTAACGAACATCAAAGATTTATAACAGATGAGATATTCATACAAAAGTCTAAATTTAAAAAATGCATAAAGAACAACAGATGTCCACATAGAGGATATGATTTAAGTCAGGTAAGACAGATTAATGGATGTATAACGTGCCCATTACATGGATTAAAATTAAACTATGAACTTTCATAAAAGAAAAAAGATTCGCATAGAATATTACATATGGAAATCCTAAATAACGATGAAAACGCTAACATCTAAAATAGACAAAACTGTAAACTTCATAGTGAATCATCGTGATGGTAAACTAGAATCACGTTATGTCAAACGTCGAAAAGACGACTTCACCTGCTATTTAAGTAGTCATAATGGTTGCAATAAAGGTTGCAAATTCTGCTGGCTCACCCAAACAAAACAAATCACGTTTCATCCAGCAACACTTCTAGATATAGTCAATCAAGCAAAACCAGTTCTTGAACACGCCTCGAAAGATGAAACAAATAAACAGGTTAATTTTTCCTTCATGTCTAGGGGTGAACCGCTATCTAATCCCAATATTCAACAATATTGGCCGGAGATTTCTAACGCTTTGTATCTTGAAGCAAGAAAATATGGTTTCATTCCAACATTTAATATCTCAACGATCATGCCTAAAGATGCGAACATGAGTCTACGAGAAGTTTTTTCAGTTAATTGTCCAACTATTTATTACTCTTTGTATAGTATTGATCCAGAATTTAAGAGAGAATGGATGCCGGGAGCAATGTGGGAATTTCGTGCTTTGAGATTACTTCAGGACTATCAGGAATTCTCACAGAAGATTATCAAAATTCATGGAGCATTGATTGAAGGACAAAATGACGATTTAAGCGAATGGATTGAGATAATGAATTATATTGATGCGATTGGACTGAGGATTAAAGTACAATTTGTAAGATATAATCCAAAAGATGAAAGCAAAGAGTCGAATGTATTTGACTTTATTGAGAAGTTGAGGTATAATACAAGTCAGCCTGTTTCTGTGGTTGACCGTGTTGGTCAAGATGTTTATGGTTCTTGCGGGATGTTTGATTATGAATAGATTTATTGAGTATAAAGATTATTTTTTAAAATCAGAATATGATAAAGACTGGGAAGTATATTTTGGCTATACAAAAAATATATCTCATACAATAGAATTCTCAAAAAAGGAATGGCAACAGTTTTGTGATAAAAACAAATTTCCAGAGTTTTATAAAAAACTAACGTATTTTACATATAAGATAAGACCATTTGTATTTATTAAAATAGGTGTTTTATGATAGAACTTAAAGCAAATATTAAAGTAACAAAAGAGTATTCTGGCAAATCTAAGTTTACTTTTTGGAATGATCTTCGTATTGGTGATGTAATGACTATTACACATAATTTAGGTCATATAGGTGGTAATCGAGGATATATGTATTCACCTACTATAGTATTTACTGTTAATGATATTGCATTCAGTAGTTCATACAATACTGCTACAAATTATCTATCAAAAATTGGATTTGAAAAATATGACAGTTGATATTGACTATGTGTACAGTAGGCTAGTATGTGAATTCAATCACTATGACATATGTATTGATGGTATTATTGAGGTTGATGGAGTAAAGAAATTCTGCAAACTTTATGATGATCATTTAGAAACAGATAGAATTGCCGAATACGAGATATATGATGTGGATTGGACATCTGAATGCCTAGAGTATCTTGATGATTATATGAAGACCTTTAACCATTGGTGTTACAAAAATTGTAAACGCCAGAGAGGATTAGACGAATACACCAAGAATATAAAATGGTTCAATGAAAAATGGGATAAAAATCCAATTAGGAAACAGATAAAGGATAGAACATGCCACCAATTATAGGGATAATATTACTCATACCATTTGGTATGGTAGGGTTACTAACATTAATTTTCTCTTTAATAGAAAAAGATGCGAAATCATTCAAATTATTTTGTGTATTTTTTCTATTTTGTGTTTTGGATATTTATTTTTTAAATTTTACTATTGATTATGAGCAAATTGGTGTATATAAGGTTTATTTGGTACAGAATCAAGCAGAAATAAGATTTCCATTAAAAGATGGTTCTACAAAAATCGTGAGTCTAAATAGATTATTCAATAGAAATTTTGAAGAAGATGAAGAAGTGGTGGTATACAAACCTGTTGATAAATGGTATGGCCCATTTTATGTTTCTTCTTTAGATCCAGAATATCCTTGGAGATATGAGATAAAATGACTGATTCATTAAAAATATTACAAAAATCTTGGTGTAAAGAAACGTCATCTGATTCCGACAATTGGACGGAAGATAATCCAGCTTGGGGACAATGTGCAATAACTACCGTATTAATTCAAGAAATGTTTGGTGGAGAAATTTTACACTCCTTTGTTTATTCGAAAGGAAAAGATTATTCACATTATTATAATGTTCTACCTGATAATTCAATAATTGATATAACTGCTATTCAATTTGATAAACGTGCTTATTTTGATTCATATGATGAACCAAATCCAAATATTGATATTAAGAATTATATTCTTTCATATCCAGAAACTCTAGAACGATATAAACTGCTAGTAAGTAGATTTTCTAATAATTTACAATCAATTTTATATAAGCTACAAGAATCATTAAATGGCTGGACTGCAATTTGGGCAGCAGATATTGAAGACGATGATTGTGATTGGTGGTATATTACACCAACTAAATCATGGAAAAGAGAAGGGTATATTATAGACTTAAAAGATTTCCAATTAGGAGATTTAGATATAGAAATTCCAGAAGATTGTAATTCATTATCTGAACTAATTCCTTTACCTAAATCTAATCCTTTTGAATATATATGGGATGAATGTATTGAAGATGGATACACAAGTAGAAGAGATTATGAAACAGAAAAACAAGACCTAATAAGGGCAGGATTTAAAATTCATGATAAATAAAGAACTACTGATAATCAGACACGCTAGAAGTGAACACAACGCGAGGATAACAGGATTTCTTGATAGCTCTCTTACAGAGTTTGGTAGACATCAAGCAAAAACCGTTGGAAAATTTTTAAGTGATCAGAAAGAACTTCAAGGCTGGTCAATTTATACATCACCATTTAAAAGATGTATAGAGACGACACAAGAAATTTTGGAAAATTATAAAACTGATTCTAATTATATAACTATTGATGCTAGACTTGGTGAATGTTTATTAGATATAAATTCTAGTATTTTAGTAGATATGCCAGAAAGTACGTTATATAGAGGATTAGTATGGTACGGTAATATAGACTTACTATCTAAGGTTAATTACTCCAAAAAGTTATTTAAACATGAGAACCATCAAGACTATCTTCAAAGAATGAGAGAAGCATATGACTCTATACCAAACAAGTCTATAATTATTACACATGGATTAAACGTGGAAGTATTGAGACAAGAATGTTTACATACTCTAAATCATGTACCGTTATGGAATTACGGAATAGATAACTGTAGCATGACTTGGATTAAAAATGGGCGAACGATTTGGTGGGGGAGGAATTTACATTATGAATAAAATGAAATTCTCAATAATAATGTCAGTATACAATAATTGGAACTTGACATGTCACGCTATTGATTCTGTAATTAATCAGTCTTACAAAAATTGGGAACTGATAATAGTTACTGATGGTGATCCACCACACGGATTCAATCCAAAAAGTATTGTTGGTTCTATTTTTATTTACAAACCCGACTTATATGACAAAATTAAAGTAATAGACTTTAAAAGTGATGGAAAATTTGGTAATTTAACTAGGTACGAAGGATTAAAACATTGTACTGGAGATTATACAATTTGGTGTAATCATGATAATCTTTTAGACAGAGACTATCTACACACGCATTTAGAAAATATTGAAGAAGAAAAAGAGTGTATAAGCATTATACCAATAAGGCACTGGTCAAACCACAGAAGATATTGTGGTGTTCTCCCTTTCAAGATTGAAAGCGGAGGATTAGATCTATTAAACTTGGCTCTACCAACACATAGAGCAAAAGAAATACAAGCGTTTAACAACGATATTTATAACGCTGATTGGTTAATAGTAGAAGACTTAATGAAGTTAAATATACCAGTCAAACAGTTTAAATCAACAAATAGTTTTGGGGCACATTTTTAGGAAATAATATGAGCATCGTAAGAATAATTAAAGAGTGCGATGAATATTACGAAGAAGAAAATAAACAAGTATTGGATCAAGCTTTAAACACTTGGGAAACTCAAAACGAAGTGGATAGTAGGTTTAAAGTTGGCAGTTTTGGTCATCACGAATCTATTGACAGAATTCATATAATTCAAGAGAATTTGGAAAGTTATGTATTAAATCATCATTCAGTAGTTAGAAATATGTCAGCATTTAAAATGTGTTTTTTAGCTCAACAATTACTATTAGAAGCATATCAAATATTAGCGTGTGAAAATGTTGAAGATACCTCTTACTAGAATTAAAAATCATAAACTGTCTGGTTTAATTGCTTACAGAAAAATAATGTGGGAATTAGGATTACCTAATTTTTATGTATTAACTGGAGGAGCACTAAGAACAATCTTTAATCCTTATGAACATATAAATGATTATGATATTTTTATATTATCTAATAATCACGAAGATTTATTCAGAAGAAAACAAATATTAGAAGATATTCTTATTAAATATGGATTTAAACAAGTATTTAAATGTCCAAAAGGTGAGTTGTCTACATTTAGATTTGGTACATTAAAGTTTCAAATTATTAATGTTGGTAATACGTTATATTCATCTCCAGAAAATATTTTTGACAATTTTGATTTTCATTTATGTCAGATGGCATACTTTGATAAAGAGTTTTATGTATCAAAAATGGCAATTAAGTCTATACATTCAAAAAAACTAAGTATACATAGACTAACTTTTCCTGCTGCAACTTTAAAACGTATTCCTAAATATCAAAAATATGGATACAAAACTTCAGATTGTTATATTGAATTCTGTAAAATGTTTGCAGATAATATTAAAAATAGTATAGATATGAATTTAGAACAAGTTTATGTGGATTAATATATAAAAATAAAGAACAAACTTTTAAAAATTTATGGATATCATAGGTTAGTAGCGGCTAATAGCACAAATAAGAAACAGATACCAGTTATAGTAGGCGAATAATGACAAGTAAAGAATTTTTAGATATTTTAGAAACATGTAAAAGTAAATTCAATTTTTCTTCTATGTTAGAAGAATTAAAACATGGTAAAAGTTATGATGGTATTTATCAAGAATTAGTCGATAAAGGTTTAACTCTTGATTACACTGACAACTTTGGTGGATCAGAAAGAAGTAATGATTATTGGATTGTATTTTCTGTAAAAGATAAAGATAATCAAATTACTTATTTTAAAGTTCCCGGTTATTATGATTCTTACTGTGGAGGCGAGTTGTATGTTAGTCAATTATTTCAAGTAGAAGAAACAGAAAAGACGGTGAAATATTGGAAATCAATTTAATAGCTCCTATTAACCAATTAAGTTATGGTATAGTTAGTTACAATATATTAAAAGAATTACAAAAAGAGTGTTCAGTTAGTTTATTTCCATTAAACTTAGATCTACAACAAAATCAAATTCCAATAGTTAAACAAGCTTTAGATAATGCAAAGTTTTTCAATGATAAAACACCATGTTTAAGAATATGGCACGCTCACGACATGAGTATGAGAGTTGGTTCTGGTAAATTTTTTGGTATGTCAATTTTTGAAGTAAACGGTTTTACAGATTTAGAAAAACATCATCTTTCATCGTTAGACGAAATATTTGTATGTTCAGAGTGGGCAAAATCTATTGTAGATCAAAATCTAAATATTCCATGTCATGTTGTTCCATTAGGTGTTGATACTGAGATATTTAAACCTCAATTTATTAGGAAGAGAAAAAAATACACATTTTTAAATGTTGGTAAGGCTGAGAAAAGAAAAGGTCATGACTTATTAATTAAAGCTTTTAATGACGCATTTACAGAACAAGATGACGTAGAATTATGGTTATGTTGGGATAATAAATTTCCAAACTGTCAACAAGATAAATGGAAATCTTTGGTTAGTAATAGTAAACTAAGTAAAAAAATCAAAGAACTACCAAGACAAAACACTCAGTATGATTTGGCATATATTATGCAACAAGCAGACTGTGGTATTTTCCCTTCAAGAGCAGAAGGTTGGAATTTACCATTACTTGAAATGATGGCTTGTGGAAAACCAGTGATAGCAACTAACTATTCTGCACATACACAGTATTGTACTAAAGAAAATAGCTATCTTATTGATTGTGGTTTAGAGCCAGCAAAAGACGATGAATGGCCACAATTTAATGGTGAATTTCAGTGGGCCAAACCAGATTATGACCAACTTATAGAACATATGAGATTTGTGTATAATAATGAAATATCAGAGAACACACCAGGATTAATAACAGCGAATGAATATACGTGGAAAAATACAATATTACAACTAAAGACTTACATACATTAATACAACTATCAGAAGCGTCGGCAAAATTCACCTTTCAGAAGTTTAGAAAGAAAATTTCGAAATTCTCATTAGATTTTTGTGATTTATGTAGCTTTTTGCTTGATAAGGCTATATACTTAGACGGTAGATTCAATGGCACTGGAAAAAAGAACGCCTACATATTATACTACCTAAATAAGTTTGGAGCCGAAAAAATGAAGCAAAAAAAGAATAAAGAGTTACAGCTTACAGATCAGATATTATCTAATTTATATTATGTCGATAAAAACGAACACATGTTAGAATTCTTAAAAAAGAGAACAACAGATCAAGAGTATAACATTGTATATATGCACATCTGGGAAAATCTAACATTTAGACAAATAGCAACAAATTTTAACTTATCCGCAGCATATGTTAATAGAGTTTATTTAAGAGTAATACATAAATTAAAAAGGTATATCAATGACATCTGATACAAATAAAATCTCATCTATTATATTTACTAAAGATAAGGTAGAATTAATTGGTAATCTAGATGATGTATCTGATATTGTTTTTGGTATATTATCTGGTAATTATGACGAGTTATTAAACAATGAATGTAAAAATAAATTAAATACTCAACAATTAAAAAACGTGCAAGACCAATTAGTAAACTTATTAATAAAAAAAACAGAGACATCTTTATATGACAAACCTATAATTCATCCAAGTAATACTTTAAATAAATTTTATAGGAAATAATACATGAAAATATCTTGGGAAAAATTAGATTTTACTGATAATTTGGATGATGAATTTGATGACGATATTGATTATGAAGACAAAGGAAGTCAATTAATTCCACTAACATTTATGGGTGGTAATACTATTAATTCAATCTTGGGACCAATCAATTTAAACAGTAATCATAACATTATAGATTATTATGATATCTGGATTATGGATACCAATTTTGATATTACTCAAAAAGTTTCTGATCAAATTTCAAAAATAGAAGGTATAGAAATTTTCTATCCAGTAAGTAGGTATAAATCTATAGTTGGATTTGGTAAGCTATTTAAAGCTTCAGAAGTTAAAGTTAATGTTGAATATATTCTTACTGGAAAACATAAACATTTTATACTTATAAATAGTATAGAAGACATAAAAATAAAAAATGACTGTTTTAAAATATATAAAAAAATATCTAAATATCCATATTGGGCAATGTATATATTTCCAAACGGTCAAATTGAACAAATATTTTTATCGGATCAAAACGATTTTGAAAACAAACTACAACAATTTATTGAATATCAAAATAAATCACAAGGAATGTTAATATATGCAGATTACAACTGATCATATAAAAATAGCTAAGAAAGCTAGTAAAAGATATTCTAAACATCTAAATAAAGATGAATTGTGGTCCTGTATATTAACAGGTATATTTAAAGCTCAATCATCGTTTGATGAAACAAAATCTAAACTAACTACACATATCTATAATAATGTTAGATGGGAATGCTTAGGACAGATGCAGTTTAATCAGAGGTCTCACTTACCAATAACTAAAGATTTTGCCAATAAATTCCAAGCAGAAGAACAAGACAATAGTTTTGAACTACTTATAGATAAATATGTTATTAGGCTGTCCTATAAGGAATTAGAGCAAAAATATTCAAAGTCTCGTCAAGAATTAAAAAAACAAATAGAAGTTTTAAAAAACTTGTATATTTCTTTGAATAGTTAACCTTTTCGAAAGAAATATCATGGCTCAAACAAAAACAATATCTGGTAATGACTATAAAAATGTTGGTAGTACATTACTAAACGGTGGAACAACCACTAACCCAAAAACTAATGTAACATCTTTACTAGATCATGCTCTAGTAACTAGAGGTGGATCAAAAGTAATTAATAGTTCTTCAGTTGGAACTACCAAAGCTTTATCTTCAGGTGTATTTGCTTCTTATGAAGCCGGTAAATATGTAATGTATAAACTTGGTTCTAGATTAGCTGGAACAGATAATACATTCCTATTAACTGGTGTTTCTCACTCTGGTGTTAATGCTCTACATCTTGGTAGAGGTAATTATAGATATCATATTACTGGATGGTCTTATACAACTGGAGCAGCAACAAAAGGAGGAAATGCTGGTGACGCATTTACTTATTTTGATCCAGAAAATAATACTACAATTAATGTAGAACCTAGACCAACAGCAGACGTTCCAGGTGAATTAGTGTATATGTACGGTGCGTTAACACCTGCAATGGCAGACTATAAAGCAAGAACATTAGCATAAGGTATAAATAATGAAGTTTTTAAAAGATGTATGGAATGTAACAATTGGTAATACTCCATCAAACTCAGAGGCTGGTAAAGTAAACTATAATGACTTACTCAAACTAGCAAGAGATGGAGCACTAGTCGGAGTAGCTGCTGTAATCACATTTAGTATTGATAATTTAAATCATGATCTAATTGGTGATTGGACTCCAGCAGTAATTACTGTTCTTTCAGTTGCTCTTAAAGGTATACAAAGATTAGTTAAAAATAATAAAACAGTCTAATTTAAAATCAATAATATTTAGAATTACCCTCCAATGTTGGAGGGTTTTCTTTTTATACACCTATCAGGTTAATTTAAAATTTACAAAAAGAGAAAAAAATGACTTTTAATAAAGTAATTCAAGTAGGTAATCTAACTCGTGATCCAGAAGTAGTTAGTCTAAAAGATAAATTCTTAACAAAAATGTGTATTGCCGTCAACGGCCAAAAAGATGAAGTTTTATTCCTTGATATAGAATGTTGGGGTAAGTTGGCTGAATTATGTGCAAAATACCTCACAAAAGGTAGAGAAATTTTAGTAGAAGGTAGACTTAGACAGGATACTTGGGAAAAGGATGGACAAAAGAGAAGTAAGCTCACTGTTGTTGCTTCAGATATCCATTTTGGTCATAAAAATGACGGAGTTAAAGTAGAAGTAGAAAATGACGAAGAAGGAAATATTTCTCTTTAATGAATAAAAAAGAGACTCAGAATTATTTTTGGGAATTAGTTGAATATGATCTAAGTAAGAATTCAGAAATATCAATAATAAAAGAAAGATATTTAAACAGGGGTTATACAGACGAAGATTTTCAAAAGAGACTAAAAGATAATAATATGAATTTTAGAATTGAAGAAGAAAAAATATACATTTGGAAAAATAATGAACAGTAATTTGACAGAACTAGTATTTGTAGTTGACAGAAGTGGTTCGATGAGTGAATCAGCTTCTGAAGCTGAAGGCGGAATTAAACAATTTATTGAAGAACAAAAACAAACTGTTGGTGAAGCTAACATCACAATAGTTGAGTTTAGTTCTAATGTTTCATTATATTGTGATAATGTACCTCTCAAAGACTTTAAAGGTTATTTCCTATCTCCATTAGGAATGACTAAACTTCTAGATGGTTTAGGGTTTGCTATTAATCATGTTGGTAATAGATTAATGAATACAAAAGAAGAAGATAGACCTGCTTTGGTTTTATTTACAGTTGTTACAGATGGTGCTGAAAACAACTCTAAAGAATATACCTATGAACAAATTCAAAAATTAATTAAACAACAAGAAGATATTTATAGTTGGAAATTTGGGTTCTTATGTGCAGGGTTAGAAGCAACACAAAATGCGACAAATTTGAATATTAATTCAAATAAAGTTAGCTCTGTTGATTTTAAGGATATTAAAGTGGGCTATCAAGCTTTTTCCAAGAGTGCTCATAAATGTAGATCAGCATTAGCTGCCGGTCTATCTAATAGAGATATAGACTATAATTCTCAAGGTTGATAAATGAAAAAATTAATAATACTAGTAGGTAATATCGCTAGTGGTAAATCTACTTATGTTAAAAAATTCCCACAAGCAATAATTGTTAATGATGACTCAATTGTAAGTTCTGTTCACGGAGGGGACTACACTCTATACCAAAAAGAATTAAAACCTTTATACAAAACGATTGAAAATACTATAATTACGACCGCACTATCTCTTGATCGATTGGTTATTATCGACCGCCCGAATATGTCTAAACAAACCAGACAGAGATATATTAGTATTGCTAAAAGTTTAGATGTTGAAGTGTTATGTGTTATTTTCCCTCTTCAAGATCCATATATTCATGCAAAAAGAAGATTTGATTCAGATAATAGAGATTTAACACTAAGACATTGGATAGAGACAGCAGAAAGAAAAAATGTAGAATTTGAACATCCGTCCTTTGACGAGGGATTTGATAATATCTTCATAGAAAATTATTATGATTGTTTCATTTGATTTTACTATTACGTTAACAAAAACTAATAACATAGGAAATATATATGAAAGCTAATTTAGAACAAGTAGAAGTTTTTACACCGTTTAGTTTAAAAATCACATTTGAATCAGAAAGCGAAGCCGCCGCTTTTTATTCATTATTCAATCATGACACTCTAATAAAAGCTACAGTTAGCGAGTCTTTTGCACTTCATATTAGATATGAATTAAATAAAATAAACATTAGTCAAGAAATTAAAAATTTCTATTTTAGAAAAATAGTGGGAATAACGATAGATGTGCCGTAAAAAATATATCCCCAAAAACAAGATATCAAAACATAATTAAACAATGTGCAAAACTAGTTCATACAAGTAAAAAGTATAGTAGAGACGTATTTTTATTAGAGATAAAGCTATGGTTGATGACTCACATATGATTTTTGCTTTATTAGACCCAATGATTGAAGAAGGTGGAACATTTTATACTGTTAAATATGCAATGAAAATGAACAGACAAATTAAACATTATTTGAGAAATTAATGCACACTATTTATCGTGACCCCCAAACAAACAACTGTATAATAGCAATAAAAGATGATCAATTTTATAAAACAGAAAATGGCACACATTATTGCATTATCTTAAAAAAAGATAAAAATTTATATCATATAGATGAACAGGATAAGAATTCATTGGTTAGTTATTTATATCACTTACAGGGTAAGTCTATATGAATATTGAATCATTTAATAGTAATAGTAAATTCACCCGAATTGCTATAGAGAGAAACACGTATGAAATATATAGAATATATCGTTGATACAAATTATCAAAACATAGAAATACCACTAGATTTAATTGGAAATTCACATGAATGTATTGTTTTTATGTATACAGAATTTGGACCATGTAAAATTCAGACTAAATCTGAATGCATTAAAATACCATTTCTTAAACGTAGTATAGATGTTGATGAATTCTTAATATTCTTATCTAAAGAATCAAATAAAAAATCACAAATTATGTTAATGAAAAACTCAAACGGTGATATTGTAAATATAGTATCAGTAATAACAGAAAAGAACAATAATGGCTAAACTAAAATTTAAAGAATCAAAACACGATAGTGCAGTAAAATTTATGGGAGAATCTCCCTTTGGTTCTCACGCTAGTATGGTTAAGGAATATCTTGAAGAAGGAAAAGTGGTGTTAGTAGATGAAAAGGGTGAATATATTACATACGTAGATCGACTAGATAATGGCCTGGCAGACCCAAGAAGGTTTGAAAGAGTATGAAAGTATTAGCTGCGTGTGAGTTTTCTGGAGTAGTTAGAGATACTTTTTTAAAACGTGGACATGAAGCATATTCTTGTGATATACTTCCAGGAAATCATAAAAATCATATTCAAGATGATATATTAAAAATTTTATTCGATGATTGGGATTTAGTTATAGCATGTCCACCTTGTACTCATTTAGCTGTTTCTGGTGCCAGACATTTTGAAGAAAAAAGAAAAGATGGCAGACAACAAGAAGGCATAGACTTCTTTCTTCAATTTACTAAGCTTACATGTAAATGGTGTATTGAAAATCCAGTTGGTATTATGTCAACGGTTTATAGAAAACCAGATCAGCTTATTCAACCTTGGCAGTTTGGTCATGGAGAGTGCAAGAGAACTTGTTTATGGCTTCATAAATTGCCTCTATTAAAACCTACAAATATTGTCGAAGGCAGAGAACAAAGGATTTGGAAAATGTCACCATCAAAAGATAGAGGTCACCTAAGATCAATTTTTTATAGCGGTATTGCAGAAGCAATGAGCCTACAATGGGGATAATATGTTTATATATGCTGTATCTGGTGATAACTCTATTGAAGAAGTAAATGTGTCAATAAAGTATCTCAAAAAATATACAAAAAAAGATATACTTATTATTTATCGTAATTCTAATATTAAGATAGACCATGATAATTTTGTAGAATTTCCTCTAGAGTTTGCTAAATATAATCTATCAAATAGAGAAGCGGCGATTTTATTAAAAACATCAGTTTGTAATTTTACTAATGTTAAATCAGTGTATTTAGATAGTGATATAGTTGCAACACGAGATGTGGACTCAATTTTTAGTTATAATCCAGATCCTATCCTATTTTGTAATGACCATAGTAATGTTGACTATTTTAGTAGATGTTCCGTAAAAAATGGACATCTAGTAGACCACCTAAAAAAAGATTTTAATGTAGAAGTGAATAAAGATTACATTCAAGCTAATGGTGGTTTATTTCTTTTTGATAAGTGTAGTATAGAATTTTTAAGACAATGGCACACAAATTGTTTAAAAGTATTTAGTTTAGATTCTTGGGTAACTAGAGATCAAGGGGCTTTGATAGCGACAATGTTTCAAATGAGACTACAAAATTCACCAAGGTTACCTTCTGTATATAATTATTTAATAAGCGACCACAGTTTTCACGACTTTGCAAGATCTTGTCTACTTATACAGTCTAAAATACACCCTTTCTTTCTTCATTTTCTTGAGAATTCTTTCAATAACAAAGATAGTAATATATGGCAGATCTGTACGAAAAACATATAATTGCTTACGCAAAAGATCCATTAATTAGATTTCAAGCTAGTAGCGGAGGTTTTTGTAAAGTTTTTCTACAATATTTAATAGAACAAAATATAGTAGACAAAGTTATATTTACTAGAATGGAAGAGAATGGGTCAAATCCTATGTCTCTAATATCTAATGATGTCGATAAAATTCTTACTCGTACAAATAGTATATACCAATATCATAATCAGATAAAAATATTAGACAGCATTAACGAAGAAGAAAGATATGTATTTATTGGATTACCATGCTTTGTAAGGTATATTCGTACTCAACAAATAAAGTATAATAGATATAAAAATATTCAACTATTGATAAGTATACTATGTAATCAAGCTCCGTCTCCATCTTTTAAAGAGTCAATTTGTAAAGATAATAATATAGATATACCGCAAATATCAGAGATAGACTATAGACATGGAGTATATCCTGGTAAAATAAAATTTTCACTTAAAGATAATTCTAGTATTATTCTTTCGTTTAAAGAAACTTGGGTAAAATATAATTACCCAAATCTTCAATTCATACCAATGTGTTGTTTAAATTGTGAATTGTTTGAGAGTACATTTGCAGATATTGTTGTTGGAGACCCTTGGTTAACTGATTACGATAAATCTAAACTAGGATGGACAAAAGTTATAGTAAGAAATAAAGAAAGTATGAATTTAATAGAACAAAGTAAAAAATACATCTACTTTGAAGAGTTAAAAAATACAGTATTAGCATATAAACACACTAAACAAGATAAATATAAAAAATATTATGCGTAAATTAATAATACCTCCAGCACCAGATTCACCAGGAAGTTTAGGAGATCAAGCAATATTATTAGTTGTAAGAGACGGTGACTCTACACTAGGGGTGCAAGACGTAACTCATCCATTTTGGAATAAATTGAGATATAATAGAAGGTATTCTATAAACCATTTAGAATATAGTCATTATGATGAAATTCATATTTATCCAACAGATACTATTGACGGAGCATTTGGACCACATTGTATAGCCAATTTAAAAAAAATAACAGATATCTTTTTAGGAAAACCTATCTATCTTCACAGTTTTAGCTGGGGACCAAATCCTATAACAGAATCAATTAATTATATTAAACAGCTAAATGCTTCTTTTTCAGTAAGAGATCAGTATAGTTTTGATAGATTTACAAAGATGTTCCCAAGTAAAAAGTTAATACTAGAAGAAGATCCAGCATTTTTACTTCCTACACAACAACCGAGAAATCCCGTCAATATACCAAATAAATCTATAGGAGTTTGTCCGACAGGTAATAGTAAAATTAACTATTTTGAAATAGTCAATCTTATTTTATCAAAAGGTTATAATCCTGTTGTGTTCCCTCATGATTTAAGAGAGTCTACAAAAGACGTTGATCTAGCCACTCAGTTAAGCTCTCAATATAATTGTTTATTATTAGAGTCTAAAGACTCAAGAGAAATAAAATTTTATATTAATCAGATGTCGATGTTAATTTCTGGAAGAATGCACGCTGCTATTGCCGCGTTATCTCTGAATGTTCCTGTGTATGCATTTGACTACAATAATAAGATGCACGGCGTGTTTAAAACAAGAAACAAGGAACACTTTATTATAAATCATATAGACGATATTAATTTTAATTATGCTAAATAAATTTTACATACCAGATCAACATAGATGGGACCATCATAGACATGGATGGAATTTTGTTGTTCAAGAATTACAAAAATATTCCAATAGAAATGGAATTTTGTTAGAAACAACATTTGATAATAAACACACATACGACTATCAACAATATAAAAATACACTACCAATTACTCAACCTTGGGTTGGATTTTTACATTTAACCCCTAATAAAGACTTATCAATCGATTTTACTATATCTGAAGCGTTTAATCACCAACGATGTAAAGAATCGTTAGATAACTGTTTAGGATTATATACATTATCTAAATATTTAAAAAATCATGTTGACAATTTTAATTTACCATTTCTTGTTGAGAATTTATATCTTCCAACAGATCTTAATATACATCAATTTAGACCAAAAGAAATACAAAACATAATTCATCTTGGTCATCATAAAAGAAAATTTGAAAGCTTTGCTAGACTACAAACAAGTCTTAATAAGATAACGGTAGTAGCACACGATAGAGGGTGGAGTCTACTAAAATCTAGATTAAATGAAAAAGAAACAATACGACATAATTTATGTATCGGAATATCTAATCAACATTTAGATGAACTATTAATTTCCAATGTAGTTTTTGTAGACTTATTCGATTCAAGTGCTAATAATACAGTCGTTGAATGCATAGCGAGAAATACACCAATTTTAATTAATGATCATCCAGCAGTAAAAGAATATCTAGGAGATGATTATCCCTTTTACTATTCTTCTCTAGAAGAAGCTTCTTTTAAGCTTAATGCAGAGTCTATTAATCAAGCATATGAATATCTAGTAAACAAAGATAAAAATTTTCTAAGTATAGAATCGTTTATATCAGATATTCAAAAATCTAAAATTTATCAATCATTATGACATATCACTTTGTTACAGAATCAGAACCTTATTGGATATTAGGTAATATATGTAAGAGTCTAAGCAAATATTTATCTGCTTCTATATCTTCTAATATAGATAATACTAAAGATGTGAACATTTTTGTAAACTACTGTGTTAATATGGATGGTTTTGATCAGTGTACATCTAAAAGACTATGTTTATTTACACACAGGGAGACAGATGTAAAATCAGACGAATGGGATTACACAGCAAGAGAGTGTGATTATTGTTTATGTCAATCTTCTCAATGGTTATCATATTTGCCTAATGAAAAAACAACACTCTTTAATATAGGATTAGATGATATATTCTATAAAAATAGTGATAAGCTTACTATAGGAGTTATTGGAAGAGAATATGATTATACAGATAGAAAGAATTATTCTCTTTTAAAAGAAATAAAAAAAATAAACGGTGTAAAAATTAAATTTTCTGGAGGTAGATTATCTCTAAATGAACTAGATCAACTATATAATGATGTCGATATTATATTAGTCACATCAAAAATAGAGGGCGGTCCAATGTGTATTAAAGAAGCTATAGCCAAAAGAAAAATAGTGATATCATCTCCAGTTGGTTATGCGTTGGAATATCCTTGTATCACTTACAACACTCAGCAAGAGTTGTTAAATATAATTAAAAGTTATATCATTCACGGTAATGAATGGTTGCATTCGGCAATTATGATTAAAGAAATAACACAGAAAATTAAATATGACTAACGAAAATAATCAATATACAACAGACGCAGACTTTAATTTTCTCCTATTAATCAATTTTATTGAAGAACTCAAAAATACCACATCTATTAAAAATAAGCAATCTATTATCAAAAAATATATTGTTGACGATTTTATAAGAAAAGTTTTATTTTATACATATAATTCATTTAAACAGTATTACGTCACCAGTGATAATTGTAAAAAATTACTAGATAGAAATATTGAAGGAAAAAAATATACATCAGTATTTGATCTTCTAGACGATCTGTCTGATAGGGTTATTACTGGGCATGAAGCTGTTCATGCAGTTAATGAGCTTGCAAAAACTTATCCAGTTGTTTATGATATTGTAGACAAAGATTTAAAATGTCGAATTGGGGCGTCTCTAATCAATAAAGTGGTGAATTTAATTCCGACATTTGATGTGGCGTTAGCTAATGTTTATGAACCTAAACTAGTTAATATTTTAACTGATGATTGGTATATATCACATAAAATTGACGGTTGTGTTGATTATGACACTTTAGTAGAATTTGAAGATGGAAAGAAAATTAAAATTGGAGAAGTTGTAGATAATAAAATTCATGGCAATATAAAATCTTTTAATCATCAAACTAATAAAATAGAATATAAACCAATATTGAATTTTATGAAAAATATAGATGATATAAATGACTCATCAGACGAGTGGTTTGAAATAGAGTTAGATAATGGTAATAAATTACAAATTACTGGTAATGATACAGTATATCTTCCAGAGATAAATATTTATCGTCGTGTAGACCAATTACAAGGAAATGAATCTATTTATTTTGACTAAAATAATATTATTTTCATAATTTTCTGTCTATCTTGTAACTATCAGATTATATTATACATACTTGGTCTGGAGATTTAACAGCAGAAGAAATATGGTTTAAAGACTAGTCTAGAAAAAAATATTTAGAAAGCTTTGTATATAAAGTTTATATATTCTGGGAGTCTGAAATACGAACTAATATAAAAATAGTTGAAGAAAAAATATGCCAAATATTAAAATTAAAAATATTAAAAGAATAAATAGTAGAACCAAATATGAACTACAAGTTAAAGATAATGAAAATTATTTTGCTAATGGTATTTTAAAACATAATTGTCGCTGTATAATCATTATCGACAAAAATGGACAATCAACATTTTGGTCTAGACAAGGAAAACAATTTGATACACTTCAAGTGGTAGAAAATTATATTAAGACGCTAGGTATACATTCTTATGTATTAGACTGTGAAGTATGTCTAGATAATAACGGTGATGACTTTCAAGGTATAATGAAAGAAATTCGTCGTAAAGATCATACGATAAAAAACCCCTCCTGTAAAATATTCGACTGTCTCACCTTTGAAGAGTTCTCTTCACAAAAAAGCACCACGATTCTATCTGAAAGACTAAAAAGAATCGCACTCCCGGATAATCCAATACTATGTTTTCTTCTTCAAGAACAATATAAGTCTAAAGAAGTATTAGACAAATGGCTTAAAATAGCGGCCAATAACAATTGGGAAGGCTTGATATTAAGAAAAGATGCTCCGTATAAAGGTAAGCGTAGTAATGATTTACTGAAGGTAAAAAGTTTTATTGATGCAGAATATGTAGTAAAGGGAATTACTACTGGTCCAATGAGATATGTAGTTGACAATAAAGAAGTTGAAGAAGAAATGTTAACATCAGTATTAATAAATCATAAAGGATATGAAGTTGGTGTTGGTAGTGGATTTTCTATCGACGAACGTAAAAAATTCTTTAAAGACCAAAAACAAATTATTGGTAAAACAATATGTGTTCAATATTTCGAAGAAACACACAACCAAGATGGTGGAATATCATTAAGATTCCCAACTGTTAAGTTTATATATGAAGGAAAAAGAAATGTATGAACAAATAGACAAATTTTATTCACGCGAACTAGATAATAGTTTTTTAAATATTAAATATAAACATTATATAGATCTTGGTCTGGACACAAATATGTTAGTCTATGATACAGACACCTTATTGTTAACAAGAAATTTACTTTCATTAATGATAAAAACTGCAAACGAATCTAAAAAAGATTTTGATTCTTTTTTTATTCAAAAAGAAGACTTTGAACATTTTTATAGAGTACACGTTGGAAGTGTTATTGATTCAACAAAAAATCAATGTTCTATTTTCGGCAAAACGATTAAAACAATAACAGAAGAAGATTTACAAGATATTATAAAATATTTTACTAATCAAGGTGGTTTTTTTCTAACTGATTGTGATAGACTCCTATTAGGAGTAGACAAAGATTATGTTTTAATTGGAACTTATAAAAAATAACTTGGATATATGAAACTATTAACTAAATCATTTAAGACTGAAAAAAGCGATAATGCTAATTTAGGTTATCTACAATGTATACAATATTTAGCTCCACACAAGTTAAGTGGACATAACCTCTGCCCCAATGCAAGTCAAGGGTGTATTGACTCCTGTCTAAATACTTCAGGAAGAGGTCAGATGAATTCAGTACAGAAAGCAAGATTAAACCGCACGCTTTTCTTCTTTCAAGACAGAATAAAATACAAAGAACAATTATTACAAGAAGTTCTCTCCTTTAAGAAGAAATGTATCAAACAAAATAAAAAGGCTGCAATTCGATTAAATGGAACATCTGATCTAGACTGGCAGCGTTTATATCCTGAATTATTTGAAATCGATGATATTCAATGGTTCGATTATACAAAATCAAAATTGAGATATGAAAAATTTTTAGATGGACAACTACAAGAAAATTATCATTTAACATTTTCTTATGGTAAACCAGAAGATGAAGAATTTTGTGTACAAGTTTTGCGTAATGGTGGTAATGTTGCAGTAGTATTTCATAACAAAGCAAATAAATGGAAAAGATTTCAGTGTATTGATGGTGATGCTCACGATCTTAGATTTTTAGATAGTCGAGGAAAAGTGGTAGCATTACAAGCTAAAGGAAAAGCAAAACGTGATAATACAGGTTTTGTAGTTTAGGTGTATCAAAATTTTTAAATAAAGGTATATTAGAAGCATGAGACCTTCAAAAGATGAATATTTTTTACAAATAGCAAAAATAGTATCAATACGCAGCCACGATATTACTAAGCATGGCTGCGTAATTGTTTTAGATGACAAAATAATAGCAACAGGTTATAACGGGTTTCCTAAAAACTTACAAGACGATAAGTTACCATTAACTAGACCAGAAAAATATAAATTCATCATTCATAGTGAAATAAACGCTATTTATAATTCTACACAACCACTAATAGGTGCAACAGCATACGTTACAGGAGAGTGTTGTTTTAACTGCTTTATGTCTTTGTATCAAGCTGGTATAGAAAGAATTGTATGTTTAAATAAACATGGATCACATATCATTTCTAATGAAGACAGAGAGCACAAACAAATGTTAATAGATGCTGGTCTAAAATTAGATGTTGTAGAAGATACATATATTTTAAAACAAAGTCTTTCAGAAGGCAAAAATATTGAATTTACGATTTCAAATCGCGATATACTTATGCAGATCGCTACCGAAGTATCAAAATCTTTGAAGGCAAAGGGTGTAGCTACTTCTGGTTTAGCAACAGGTGGAACAATTAATATAGTATTTTAAATGTATAAATATAATGAAGTTTATGAGGAAAGTCTTAAATATTTTAATGGTAATGATTTAGCATCAAAAGTTTTTGTTGATAAATATGCTTTAAGAGATAATAATGATAATTTTCATGAATTAACTCCAGACGATATGCATCGTAGACTGGCGAAAGAATTTGCCAGAATCGAAAAAAATAAATTCTTAGAACCAATGAGTGAAGATGATATTTATGAATTATTTAAGGATTTCAAATATCTTGTTCCACAAGGTTCTCCTATGTTTGGTATTGGTAATCAATATTCAATAGTTTCACTTGGGAACTGTTTTGTGTTACCGAATCCTACAGATTCATACCTAGGTATCATGAATACCGATACTCAAATTGTATCAATTTCATCAAAACGTGGTGGTGTTGGTTGGGATATTTCAAACTTAAGACCGGCAGGACTAAGCGTTAATAATGCAGCAAAATCAACAACTGGAGCAGTATCATTTATGCATAGATTCTCTAATTCTATTAGAGAAGCATGTCAATGTATCGCTAGTGGAGAAAGAGTTCTTATTAAAACTGGATTATCAAAAATAGAAGATGTTAATATTGAAGATCAAATCTGGACCCATAAAGGTTGGAAATCGGTAATAAATAAATTTGAGAACGGACAAAAAACTGTTTATAAAATTTTAACTAAAAGAGGGTTTTCAATTAGATGTTCAGAAGATCATGAATTCTATAATGAAGATCTAGAATTAATACCAGTAAAAGATTTTGAATGCGGACAAAATATTGTTACATTAACCGGATCTACTACAACTAAAAGGTTAATTAAATTAAATACCGATGTTAAATACGAAAAAAAAAGTTCTAATAAATCTTCAAGACTTAATACAAATATCAAATATCCAGAATATCTAAATAAAGATTTAGCTTACTTATTAGGATTCTCTTATGGAGACGGATTCTATAACATAGATAAATTTTCAGAAAAATATGGATTAGGTCTATCTTGTGGTAATGATTATCCAGAAATAAAAACTAAACTAATAAATATTATAAAAAGTCAATTTAATTTTAATGCAACCATAAAGAACGGTGATGGTAATCTAGAAGTTATTTCTATCTATAGTAAGTTAATATGTAAATTTTTAGAAGTTAATAATTTAACTAAAGAAAAATCTCTTAATATTAAGTTTCCTCAAAAAATATTTGAATCACAATCTGAAGTACAACTAGCATTTATTTCTGGTTATTTAGACGCAGATGGATGTACATCTAACACTATTAAAAGTGGAATTAATTTTAACTCTATAAATAAAAAATTTTTAGAAGATTGTCAATTTATTTTAATGAGCAATGGTATTAACTCAACATTAAGAGATAATACATGTCAATCTAGACCTAATCACTGGAATAATATTTATAGATTATCAATTAATGGAGGATATGCACAAAGATTAAGTTTAGAACTTTTAAAAGATAGTATTAAAATTAGTAAAATAGAACAAATATCAGGAAAAGATTTTACTAAAACGCCTTATACTGCTAAAAATTTAAATATTAAAAGAGGTAATCTTTCATATCCGGGTGATAATTTTATATCTTGTAATGTATTAGAATTATTAAAAAATGATAATATAATAGATAAAAATCTACAACCTTTAGTTTTAGATGAGATAATTTCTATTGAAAACGATGGAATAGAATATACGTATGATCTAACAGTTGAAGACACTCACATGTTTTGGTGTGAAGGATTTTACACAAAAAATTCTGGTAGAAGAGGTGCTAGTCTCCAATCAATATCTGTTCACCATCCGGAAATACTAGAATTTATTAAAGTAAAACAAGATCTTACTAAAATAACTGGTTCTAATATCTCTGTTCAGTTTACTGATGAATTTATGAATGCTTTAGTTAATGAACAAACATATGAACAAAGATGGCCAATCGATTCTAACAATCCAAAAATTCAAGAATATGTTAATTCTAAAAATATATGGAAGGAATTTATTCATTCAGCTTGGTTGATGGCTGAACCCGGTTGTATGTTTATTGATAAAGTTCATAAAGAAAGTACAGGAGTACCATATGGCTATAGGGAAAGTTCAAGTAATCCATGCGGCGAACAATATTTACCCCCTTTTGCTTCTTGTCGTCTATTAGTAATTAATTTATATTCTTATATTAAAAATAAATTTACAGATAATTCTGAATTTGATTGGGGTTTATTTGATAAACATGTACAAATACTTCAAAGACTTGGTGACAATTTAGTTGATCTAGAAATTGAAGCAATAGATCGTATAATTTATAAGATGGAATCTGATCCAGAATCAGAAGAGATTAAAAAACCTGGATTAGATTTATGGAAAAATGTACGCAAAACAGCCTTAGAAGATCGTAGAACAGGTTGTGGATTTACTGGTTTAGCTGATTGTTTAGCAGCATTAAATATCCAATATGGATCACAAGAATCAATTCATTTTTGTGAAAAAATGCAACAACAATTTAAGTGGTCTGCATATGAATCATCTGTAGATATGGCTAAAGAATTAGGACCTTTTCCTTTATATGATAAAAATTTAGATATCAAATCTGAATTTATACAACGTATACAGAAAGATAATTCTGAATTATACAAAAAAATGATAAAATATGGCCGTAGAAATATGGTTTTATTAACTGTTGCTCCGACTGGTAGCGTTTCTTGTTTAACTAGAACGTCTTCTGGACTAGAACCTGTTTTTATGACTCATTATATGAGAAGAAAAAAGGGTAACCCTGGAGATAAAGATTTTAGATCTGATTTTGTTGATAACAACGGTGATCATTGGATGCATTTTGATGTATATCATCAAGGCGTATTAGACTGGATGGATTGTACTGGAGAAAAAGATATTGCAGCAAGTCCATATTTTATGGCAACAGCGAATGAGATAAATTGGATCAATAGAGTTAAAATGCAAGCAGCTTTACAGAGACATATAGATAACTCTATTTCTAGTACCGTAAACCTTCCTTCAGATACAACTGAAGAAAAAGTTGGAGAAATTTATTTAACAGCTTGGAAAGAAGGTTTAAAAGGTATAACAGTATATAGAGACGGTTGTAGAACTGGAGTTTTAATAAATAAAACAGAAGAAAAACAACCAGAAAGTAGACCAGATATTTTAGAGTGCGATGTTCATAAAATACCAAGTAAAGATGGTATATATTTTGTACTTGTAGGCTTATTAAATGGTAAGCCGTACGAGATATTCGGCGGCAAAGGTGTTGATTTAGACTCTTCTGTTCATAAAGGAAAAATTATTAAAGTAAAAAGACCAAAGGGTTATAAAGCTATATTAGAAGATGAAACAGAATTAAGTCCACTGTCCGCTTTCTGCTCCACTGAAGAAGAAGCTTTAATGAGAATGGCTTCAATAGCTATACGTAGTTGTACTCCAATAGAAAATATAGTTGATCAACTTACTAAAGCTAAAGGTGATATGTATACATTTGCTCGGGCTGTAGCTAAAGCTTTAAAGAAATATATTAAAGATGGAACAAAATCAACACAAAAATGTACATGTGGAGCAAATTTAGTATATTCTGAAGGTTGTGTTTCTTGTCTTAGTTGTGGAGCATCAAAATGCGGATAAAATATAAAACTTGGACACCATTAATTTTAGTACTAACAATTACAGGACTATGGTTATATGATCTTTTCCCTTTCATGAATGATCCATGTTATACAATAAGTGGTGTTTTAAATTCATATTTTTACTACACAGCACATCCACTAATGACATTTTTAGTTGGCTTTGCTTTTGGTATTATATTAAACCATCTATTAGGATGGGGATCAATTGATCCGAAACAATTAAAACAAATGTTAACCAAGGCTAATGAAGAAGGAAAAATACAGGATATAATAAATAAACTATGAACAAAGCAATCATTCAATCTTATAATTCTTCTATGTCTGAAGTTTCAGCACTTACTCTTGAAAATCACCAAAGGTATGCTAAGTTGTATAACTGGGATTTTATAAGATATTATTCGGAAGATCCAGATTATAACATGCATACCAAGTTCAATGACATTGTTAGACTTGGAAAAGAATATGATCTAGTATGGGGCTTGGACATAGATGTAGTTATTAGAGACTATAGTATAGACCTGTTAGACTTGATTGATGAAAATTATGCATTAAATATATGTTCCTCTCATCCATTTCCGACGATGAGACAGCAAGTAAATGCCGGTTCATTTGTTTATAATAAGCAGTGTAATTGGGATTATGTCAGAAAATACCCCGCCCCTAATGACCAAGGATCATTTTGGCAAGCTTTAGAGAAAGAAGACGACTTTTATAATAATACTAGAGTTCATCAATATGATAAGTTCAACCATGATGGAGATTTTTTGAAACACTTCTGCTATGATTGCAATAAATCTGAAGAGATTAAGAAAGAACTAGAAATTAATAATGCCCGCTCCTTTTTCTCTTCAATAGTAAAAAATAAACAACGGTATGCATGGTTGTATGATACTATAAAAGCAGATTCTGTATTGGAAGTTGGTTCAAACCCAATGTCTCTTAAAAAATTAAAGTTGTTTTTTGGAGAAAATGTAGAAGGCCTTGATTTATACCAAGATGTGTGTATACGAGGTTGTGCAAGTTCTATTAAATTAGATAAAAAATATGATCTTATTATAGATGATTGCTTCAAAGATGAAAGACAAATTATAACATACCTTAATTTATCTAGAAATTGTAATCAATATATAGTAGAAGGTTTATCTTTTAAAGATTGTTTTGATTTCTTTAAAGAAGAAGGTTTTTTAATTAAAGGTGATATAGGATATAAATATGTTGGTTAAAGCTTTAACAGATACAGCAACAATACCATTTAGAGCAAATGACGGAGATGCTGGATATGATCTATTTGCAGATGATAATTATCAGATTCCACCGGGTGAAATTCAAAAAATTACCACTGGAATAGCTTTTAAAATCCCAGATGGGTATGTTGGAGTAATAAAAGATAGGAGTTCATATGGATCAAAAGGTTTAAATATAGTAGCAGGAGTAATAGATCAAACTTATACCGGTGAATGTATAGTATGTCTACAAAATAATACAGACTCTTATGTAAATATAAATACTGGGGATAAAATAGCACAAATGATAGTTCTACCATGTTATCAAAAAAACTTGATTGAGGTAGGAGAACTACCAACAACTAATCGTGGAGATAAAGGCTTTGGAAGCAGTGGTCTATGAGAAGAAGAAAAAACACAAAACAAAATAGTCAAATGAATTATAGTTTTCCTATTGAAACATTAAAAGTAAATTTTAAACCTAAAACAATCAATCAAAGTAAATATTTAAAATGTATTGACGAAAATACAATAACACTATGTCATGGTTGTCCAGGAACAGGAAAATCCTTTTTAGCTACAGCTTCTGCTTTATTTTATTTGAAACATAAAAAAGTTGATAAGATCTTATTTACAAGACCTATGGTCCAATGTGGAAAAGGTTTAGGCTTTTTAAAAGGTGATCTTAATGAAAAATTTATGCCTTACGTTAAACCTGTTATGGATGAGATGATTAATTTAGTTGGTAATAATACAGCACATTTTCTCATTCAAGAAGGTTATGTGGAAATAGCTCCTTTAGAATTAATGAGAGGAATGAATTATCACAATACTTTCATGATTCTTGATGAGTGTCAGAATACTGATATTGGTCAAATGAAAATGTTTCTTACTCGTATTGGACAAAATTCAAAATGTGTATTAACGGGGGATACAAATCAAACAGATCTTATATCTTGTGATTATTTGAAAGTAATTCAAAAACTTAATGGCGTTGAAGATATAGATCATTGTGAATTATTTGAAGATGATATCATTAGAAATAAATTAATCAAAGATATTATCTTGAGGTTACCATAATGCCTATATATGTATATCACTGCAAAGAATGTAATTGCGAGTTCGAACTATTTCAGTCTATTAAAGCAGAACCAATAACTGAATGTGAATTGGGGCACTCAGTGTATAGAGTAATTCAACCAGTGTTAGGTTTTGTAGACCAAGGTATAACTACTGTTGGAAGACTAGCTGAAGTAAATACAAAAAAAATGGGTGAATCCGCCTTACTTAAACAAGAGCAACTTAAAAAAGAACAAAACGAATCTCGCGAAAAAGGCAGACAACTTCTAGAAGCAAAAACTGGCAAAAAGATATTAAGACCATCAGAATCTTCAGATATTCCAGATTTACCAAGTCATATCAAAACTGCTTTAAAATCAGGAGACTCAAAAAGAGTGGAGAAATATTTATATGAAGGCACATAAAGCTGTGATGCTAATAAATTTAGAAGTTCACGAAATAGATAATGGTGAATGTTCTGGAAAGATTGTGTCAAAAGAGGATCTAGAAAATAATCATCTAAAATCTAAAATGATATTAACTATTGAAGGTTTTGATAAAAATGATTGCTTAACTAAAGTTTATAGGAGATTAAATGGAATTGTGGAATAACGTAGGCTCAACTACAGATAATGAAAAAGATGCATGGTGTAAAAAAAGTGGAAACGCTTATTATGTTAGAATGTATAATAAAAGAATGGTTAGTCCACATGTTGTTATACCAAAATCCAACTTAAAATGGGAAAAGGTTAATTCACAAACATATTACACATATCTTAGGTATCTAAGAACATCAAACGAAAGACATTTAAATAACGCTAACAGGAAAATGGAACAATGAAAAAGGGTAGATTAAGTAAAGAAGAAAAAGAATATATTATTTCTAATAGACGACAACCAATAGAACAGCTTGCTAAAACACTAGATAGATCAGTTGAATCAATTAATTCTGTGTTAAATGGATTAAGTACAGTTACAAAAACAATTGATGAAAAAAAGAAAAATACATTACTAGATTTAATGCCTAAGAAAAAGGGCGCAATAGCTATGTCTGAAGCTATGTCTCATCATACAGATGATATTAAACCAAAGAAACGCTTTGATCCAAGTATTATTTTTAAACCACTAGGTGATAAATAACTAATGAGAAATTCTGTCGACGATGATTATATTGAAAGTAATACTTTGTGGATAGCATTTTTATCAAACGGTGAAATTGTTTACCAAGATGATAAATGTGTAGACAATGAAGATAGTTTTACTCCATTAAAAATATACTGTGAACAAAATAATCTATTTATCGATAAATTTCAAATCAGATTTAGATCTCATATAGAAACAGTATTTGAAAACAATGATGAATGTCAAGGCTTCTTTTTTAGAAAATCTATAATGGCCCCCTTTTCTTCTGATAAAAATTTTCACAGATATATTATCGGAAAAGTAATAGATAATATAATTTATACAGAAAAATGGTCTACGCCAGAAATAATAATGGTAGAACAAGAAATTAGATCGATTACTGAATCTATGACAGAAAGATCAATAATATGGAAGCCAAGTACACAAATAAAGCAGGATCCAAAGTAACAGCAGCACAGTATATAAGCGAAATACTAATTATTAGAGAGGCAGATAATCGTAAGGTTATCTTGCCTCATCGCTTTTGGATGTTAGATGAGTATAAGAAAAAATATCAAATTAAAATTATACAAGTTTCTAAATATTTAAAAACATATAATCCAGATGATGTTGTTATGGCACTTATTTCTGATGAAGGAAAAAGAATATACAGTATTAAATATCCTGGATTGGAAAGTTTAATAAAAAAGCAAGAAAAAGTTAGATCAGATTGGAAAAAAAAACCGATTAAAGAGTATACTATAAGTGAAGGAGAACACAGAGGGTCTCACAAAAATAAAAAAGATATTTTAAGTAAACTAAGAGAGCTAGATGGCTAAAAAAGCAAAAGCAGAAAAAGTAGAAAATAATTCTAATCTAATATTTGCTGATACATTCTTATCTAAACCAGTTAGAATATTAAGAGTTAGTCCAGCTTTTGATATTGGATTAGGTGGTGGAATACCAGAAGGTTCTTGGGTTGTTCTAACAGGGCGACCCAAATTTGGAAAATCTAGTGCCGCAATGCATATGATTTCTCAATATTTAACTCAATTTCCAGAAGGTAAAGCTTTATATGTTGATGTTGAAACCAGATTAAAAGAGATCAATTTAAGAAATAGATTTCTTGATCCTACAAGATTACAAATAATGAGATCAACTCAGGATGATATTATACATGCTGAAGATTTTCTTGAGAGAACAGAAACTTACATCAAAGAAAATCCAAATTGTATTGTTGTAATAGATTCGGTTTCTTCCTTATGTTCAACAACAGAATATATTGATTCCGTTAAAGGTAATACAAGATCACTTGGTCCAAAATTAATGGCCAATTTTACCAGAAAGATGGCACCTCTTGTACCTGTTCAAAATGCAATTATAATCTTAATAACACATCAAATAGCAAATACATCTGGATATGGATCACCTTTTAGTGAAGACGGTGGCAATAAAATCCAATATCAATCAGACATTAAGATGAAGTGTAAAACTAAAACTGAGTGGATAGAAGATGAAAGAAATATTGGACAACAAAGTAATTGGCTGGTTGAATGGTCTGCTTTAGGTCCACCGGGAATGGAAGTATCTTCATATTTTAGATATAATTATGGATTAGATGCTGGAATGGAGTTGGCAAACTTGGGATTAGATTTTGGTTTGATAACTAAGAGTGGAGCATGGTATCAAATTACATGTTTATTACTATCAGAAGATCAAGAAATTCAAGACATGATTGATCCGAAGAAGAAAGAAAAATCTTTCACATTTCAAGGTTTGCAAAAAGTTGGAGATTTTATTAACTCTAACGACAAAGTACAAAAGTTCATAATGAAAGAATTAGTTTCGATGCTATGAAATTTAAATATAATGGAAAAATTTATAATGTTGATATAACAAAATATACTAGAGCTAGAAGCAATACTAGTAATCTTCATGAAAGAGTCAGAGATATACTAAAAGAATTATATCCACTAGATCAAATTCTAGAAGAGTTTACTTTACCTGGATTAAAACCTGCTTTATATGCAGATTTTTTTATACCTTCTCAAAAACTTGCTGTTGAAGCACATGGAAAGCAACACGTAAGTTATAGTAAATTCTTCTTTAAAACTAAACAAAAATTCTATAAAGCTCAACGTAATGATGCTCAAAAAATTGAATGGTTTCATGAAAATAATATTACTTTAATTGGTTTATACTACGATGAGTCACCAGAATTATGGAAACACAAAATCTTACACAGAGTTACTAAAAGACTTTGAAAAAACTTTAAATAGATATGCTTCTGATATTGGTACAGATAAAATTATATATAATACAGAAGTTGAACAAGTTTTATTAATGGATTTTAAACAATTAAAAAATCTAGATAAAACAGGAATGGAAGAATTTGCATATTTATTAGCTCAGTATGCTGCTGTATTAACTAAAGAAACAAATAGAAATACAGCTATACTAAAATGGGCAGAAGACAAGTTAAATAAATTAATATCTCATAATTATGATAAATATGTTGGAGATAAAATGATGAAATATGAAATTGTAAAATATATGATTGTAAACAATGATTCTGCTGCCACTCAACTAAATGAGATAATTAAAGACGCTGAATCTAGATTAACTGAATTACAAGATATGTCTAGTAAGATATATTATATGTCAACCCTATTAAGAGATTTAGGTAGAAATAGATGAATAAGAAAATTATTATAAAAAGAAAGCAAATTAAACAACAGTCACAAGAAGATAAGTCTTCTATTAAGCCTATAAAATCAGAAAAAAAATCTGGAGTACCTATCAAAACTGGACCAAGAAAGAATCTGTTTATAGATCCTGGGGTAGTTCCACATGATAATAGTTTGATATATGACAAATTACCCACAACAAGAAACAGAGAAGATAAACCAAAAGAAACTCCATGCACTATATGTGGAAAAAAGTTTATCATAAGTCCAATATATATCAGAGATGGTCTTTATACATGTGATTCATGCTTAATTACTAATAGAGGAGCAATGCGTGGCTAAAATAGCTGGAGATATAGGATCTGAAAGATTTATATTAACCGCTTTAGCCCAAAAAGGAGTAGAAGCATACACAGAAATACAAGAAATAATTGATAATAATTGTTTTTTTGATATTAATAACAGATCCATTTTTCAAGTATTAGCAAACGGCCTAAACTCACATGAAAAAATAGATATACCAACTTTTTTATCAATATCTAATGATCTAGGTTATTACACGCAGTTATCATCAAAAGATAATCTTAATTATATTAAGGCTATATTTTCTTCTTCAATAGTTTTAGAAAATCTTGTGAAAATAGCTACAAAACTAAAAAAAATATCTATTACATATAAACTGCAATGCTCATTAGAACAAGCTCATTCTAAACTAAATAATATAACAGGTAATGAACCGATAGATGAGATACTATCAATTGTAGAAGATCAAACATCTAATATAGCAGATCATTTAATTGATAGTAATGACGACCCACAATTGTTATATCAAGATATTGATGAACATTTATTGCATTTGGAAGAAAATCCATGCGATCAAGTTGGTATATCATCTGGTTATCCGATGTATGACTATATGATTGGAGGAGGGTTTAGAGCAGGTTATATTAACCTTGTAGTTGCAAGACCAAAAAGTGGAAAAAGTGTATTAGCACTAAATATTGGTACTAATATAGCAATAAATAATATTCCAATTCTTTATTTAGATACAGAAATGGATGACGAATTACAAAAAAATAGGGCGGTTTCAGCTTTTACTGCAACTTCACCAAGAGATATTGAAACTGGTAAATTTTCTAGACTCGCTAAAAGAGATATGATTTATCAAACTATGCGACAGTATAAAAATATACCATTCAGATACAAACGCATTGCTGGTAAGCCATTTGATGAGATTTTATCTATTATTAAAAGATGGTTGATTAAATACGTAGGTAAAGACGATAGTGGAAAATATAAACCATCGGTAATTATATACGATTATTTTAAATTAATGAGTACAGACGACTTAGAAGGATTAAATGAACATCAAGCACTTGGATTTCAGCTTAGCAAATTAACAGATTTTCTAGGTAATAATAAAGTCTCTTGTTTAGCTTTTGTACAAGCTAATAGAGACGGTATAACCAAAGAAACAACAGATATTGTTAGTCAGTCAGATAGATTAACATGGTTATGTGCATCGCTATGTCTTCTAAGAAAAAAAACTTCTGAGGAAATAGCCAACGAAGGAATTGATCGAGGTAATAGAAAAATTATTCCAATGGATGGTATGAGATTTTCAGAAGGATTAAATGATGGAGATTGGATTAATATAAATATGGATAATTTTAGAATATATGAACTTGGAACACACCAGCAACCAGTTTGATTTAACAGAAAATATTAGAGATATTTTAAATCTTTTAGGTATAGAATATCAAGATTATCATAATAGAATAACATTTCAGTGTCCTTTACATGATTCTAATAAAAGTGATAGTTTATCTATTTTATTGGAAGGTAGTAATAAAAACGGTTTATGGTGTTGTTGGACTCAAAGATGTGAAACTAAATATGGATATGGATTATTTAATTTAGTAAAAGGCATATTATCAGTACAACAAAACAAAGATATTTCAAACAATGAAGTATATAAATTTGTTAAAAAATATGCAGAAGTAAGTAACTACAACTCTGATTTAAACCAGTATTCTAAATTGGTATCTACAAAACCTAAAGATATTAAATATAATATTGAAAGAGAAAAAATACGTAATTCAATTCAGATACCAGCTAAATATTTTATTAATAGAGGTTATTCTCCTGAAATATTAAACAAGTATGATATTGGAACATGTACTACAAAAGGTAAAAAATTCTTCACAAGAATAATAGTCCCAGTGTATGATGAAAATTATAATTACGTTGGATGTACAAGCAGATCTCCAAATCCAGAATGTAATAAATGCGGTGGCTATCATATAGGAAAATGTCCATCAAATAATCTGGAAAAGTTTTGGTCTAGCAAATGGTTAAATAGTGATGATTTTTATTGCGGTAATCATTTATATAACATATGGTTTGCTCAGGAGCAAATTATTAAAACTGGTACAATAATCCTAGTGGAAGGTCCACCTGACATTTGGAGGCTCGCAGAAGCTGGTATATACAACTCTATAGCTGTATTTGGAGACAAGCTCACGGAAGAGCAACAAAACAAATTAAATAATTTACCAGTATTCAATATGGTAATTTTGACAGATAATGATAAAGCTGGAAAAACAGCAAGATCAAATATAGAACTACAATGTAAAAGATATTATAATATCATACATAAACAAACCATAAACAAAGATTGTGGAGATTCATCCACTCAAGAATTAAGAGAACTATTAAAGGATTTCATATGCAAAAAATAATTATTATTTCAGGTAAAAAGCAGTCTGGTAAAAGCTCATTAAGAAATTATATTATGGGTAGAAAGATTGTTGATTCAGGTAAATCTTGGGATAGATTTAATATATCTACAACCGGAGAACTTATGGTTCCTACCGGTAAACAATATTTGGAAGTATTAGACTTAAACAATAATCATCCAGAATTTTCTACTTACGCACAACAGTTTATTTGGCCATACGCTAAAAATTATTCAATAGCAAATTCTCTAAAATATATTGCAATTAATATGTTCGGTGTAGAGTATTCACAATGCTTTGGATCAGATGAAGATAAAAACAAGCCAACCAATATTAGATGGTCTGATATAAAGTTTGCTCTACCCCCAAGATCAATTGGTAAACTTAGAGAAGATTTTAAACTGGAAGAGTTTATGACAGGAAGGGAGTTTTTAGAAAATTTTGGAAAAATGTGTAGAATGGTTAAAGAAACATGTTTTGTTGATAACTGTATTAATGAAATTACATTCGAAGCATATCCACTCGTTGTTGTTGACGATATTCGTTATCCAGATGAATTGACTAGCTTTTATGATCTAGAAAAAGATAACGAAGTTGAAATATTTTCAATACGATTATTAAGAGATGAATTTAAAAGTAAGTCAGAGCCAGAAACAGCGTTGGACGACTATCCAATAGATGTATGGAATGTTGTTGTTCCAGAAGATGCGACTATTGTCGAAAAAAATGAATTGATAGCAGAAGCATTAATTAATCGTGGATGGCTCTAACATTTAGGTGTTATCATTATAATAACATATTTTCGTTCTTCATCTTACAATGACTGGGATTACTGTCAGCAAAAATATTTTATGACATATGTTTTAGGCTACCAAGATGAAACAAATAAAAAAGCAGAAAAAGGTACTGTAACCCATAAAGTTTTAGAGTGTTTGGCTCTGCTGAAATTAGCAGTTCAAAACAATAAAAAATATATCACGGATGATGTACTAGGAAAATATAAATTTAATCATGAAGACTTATTAACTAGCACAAAATTAACTGATGATCTAGTAGATAGTATAAATAAAGAAAGATCATATAAATCAAAATATACTTGGCCGTGTACGATTAAATATAATCATGTAAGACACGGAGTTGATATAGTATATGATATATTTAATATTGTCTATGACTATTATTCCAGTAGAAGTAAGCATGAATGGTCTAAAACCGATAAAAAGGATTGTTGGCATTGGATATGGATTCCACTAGATTTAAGAAACGGTTTATATGACCCTCGTAAAAGAGAAATATATAGTCCAGAACAGAAATTTGATATTACGTTAGATTTTGATTGGGCTAAATATGAATATGAACACGAAGGAAAAATAATCAGTGGGCAACTTGCTCTTAAAGGGACTATTGACTTAATTACAAGATTAGATGAAAGAACACTGGAAATAATAGATTGGAAAAGTGGGCAGAGAAAAAACTGGGCAACTGGTGATGTTAAAACATTAGAATATCTTCATAATGATCATCAGCTTATGTTATACTACTATGCTTTACATAAATTGATTAAAGATCATGATATTATGATGACCATTTACTACAATAGATGTGGTGGACCCTTTACTCCTGTATTTGAACATTCTCATCTAAAAAAGATGGAAAAATATCTCCAAAAAAGGTTTGAAACTATCAAGAAAAACAGTCTACCAAAATTATGTCATCCAGAACAAAAAGATATTAAATGCAGTTGGTGTTCTTTCTATAAAAATAAGTTTGCAAATGATAATATGAATATGTGTAACAGAATTCATGAAGAAATAAAAAGTCAAGGAATAGAAGAAGTGGTCGAACAATACAAAGTTAAAGATCATAAATTCGATAAGTATTCATGTCCAGGAGAATAAATGTTTGTACCAAATCACTTACATACAAAATATTCTTTAATGGATTCTGATATTAGAGCAGATAAACTTGCAAAAAAATGTGTAGAATATGAATATCCAGCTTGCACAATAACAGACCACGGAAATATTGCTGGGGTTGTTGAGTTTTCAAATGCTCTTCTAAAAGAAGGTATTAAACCTATAAATGGTATCGAATTGTATGTTTCGTCATTAGATGCGACAATTAAGAGTGATCTGAACAAAAAATTATTACATATGGTATGTCTTGCTAAAAACAAGCAAGGGTTTTATGATTTATGTAAAATTGTATCAAGATCCAATGATGACGATGTATTTTATTATAAACCAAGATTAGATCTCAACAAACTTGGTGAATTAAAAACTAATAACTTGTTATGGTTTACTGGTCATCCTGGCAGCATTCTATTTGATGCTATTATGAATGAAGGAAAAATACATAGTGATTCAATACCAAATAGTGTTCGTATGATTAATCGTATGATTGACCTCTTTGGTAAAGAAAATTTATTTATTGAAGTTCAACGAGTTTGCTATCATAATAGTGAATATTCAGATATATTAACGGAAATATCTCAAAGAACAGGCGTTAAAACTATTGCGTGTATAGACGCACACTATGTTGATAAAGCCGACGTAAAAAATCAGAGATTATTATTAGCGTCTTCTCTAGGGACAAATTTAGTCAGATGGAAACAAGATCTAGCCCATTCTGGTATGTCTTCTTTTTTCCTTCAAGATCATTATCATATACCATCATATAAAGAGTTGAAAGCTGTTCACACTGAAGAAGAGTTAAAAAACAACTTATTGATAAACGATATGTGTGAATCTTATAGTTTAAAAAATAAACCATCTCTGCCAAGGTTTGAATGCCCAAATGGTATGACTGAAGAATTATACCTAAAAGACTTATGCAGACAAGGTTGGAGAAACATTTTACAAAAACGAAATGTAGTTGATGATAAATTTAAACAAAATCAATATGCAGAACGAGTTCTAACAGAACTAGATGTGATCTCAGAATATGATTTATCTGGATATTTTCTTATTGTTCAAGATGTAATTAAATGGGCAAGAGATCAAACTTTTTTAAATACTGGAAGGGGTTCTGCTGCTGGTAGTTTAGTATCATATTTACTTGGTATAACACTTGTAGATCCAATTCCTTATAATTTGTTATTTACCAGATTCTTAAATAGAGGAAGGTTTACAAAAGATCACTTTGAATATCCTGATATTGATATGGATTTTCCCGGCGATTTTAGAGAAAAAGCTATTGATTATGTTAAAGAAAAGTATGGTAAGAATAGAGTTGGTAAAGTTGCAACATTTGGCACATTACATGGCGCTGGAGCAATTAAAGAAGTGTTAAGAATGCATCAAGCTGTTTCTCCAACAGAGATGGATCAAATAACAAAATATATTCCACAAGAAGCAGATGTATCAGATCATATGTCATCTCAGGAGGAAAAATCTATTATTAGATATACATTAAGAAACATGCCTTCAGTATTAGAAGAATATTGTACTATTGATGACAAAGATGTTTTGCATGGTAAATTAGCTTCATATTTTCAGCAATCAATTGAAATTGAAGGTGCTGTTAAGTCTCAGGGAGTTCATGCTGCTGGTCTTATTATATCGGCAAATGACTTAAATGAATCTTGTCCAATGGTAAGATCAAAAGATGGAGAAAAAATGTGTGGCATAGAAATGGATGGATTAAAGGATATGGGTTTTATTAAATTTGATTTTTTATCAGTAAATAGTTATTCAAAATTAAACAGAGTCAATGAATTATTAAGAGGCAGCAATGTATAGTATTATGAATACTAAGTCTAAAATTATTGCATCAAATATACCAACATATGAATTAGCTGCACGAATATGCAAAAGCATAGGAGAAAGTTGGATTATATCTCCATCTGGTGGAGTTTGTAAGGAATACCTAGAAGAAGATGTAGACAAGTTTCATCTTTATCAAGTATTAATGATGGGTAATACTATTGAATACAATAAGCTTATTCTAACAACCATCAAAAGATTTGGAGATAATAGATATCAAGTATATTGTGATTATGCAGAATTTAAATACAATGATCTATTTCTTGAAGCAGAAGAAGCAATTAATCTTTTTCTAAAAATTAAAACAAAACTTAAAAATAAGAATTTATGAATATAATTACAAATAAGATCTATATTGGATCATCACAAGATGCTATTACTGCTACAAATGATATAATATTAAATGTAGCCATTGATTTAGAAACACATCCTAGTAATAATAGATTTAAAATTGGATTAATTGATGGTCCTGGTAATAAACAGGATACTTTTAATCAAGCTGTAGATTTTATAAAACAGAATATTAATAATGATATATTAGTTCATTGTCATTCTGGACATTATAGATCTGTTATGACTGTTGCTTGCGCCATATCAGATGATATAGAATCTTTTAAAAAAAACCTGAACATAATTATGAATATAAGGGGTGTTCCCAATTATAGACAAGCATTATATGAACTAGCTTTAAATTACTTTACAGAGAAAAAAATAATATGATTAAAAACTATATAGTGTTTCGAGATTACGAAACAGCAGAAATGAATCCAAATAGTGCTCAAATTACAGAGTTAGCTGCTGTAATTATAGATCCTCGATCACTAGAGGTAATTCCAGAATCAGTATTTTGTTCTAAAGTTTGTCCAGAATGGGACGACGACAAAGCAACAAAAGCTGGTTGGCTACCAGTAAATTATAAATCATTAGAAGTTTGTGGTTTTACTAAGGCTGATTTAGAATATGCTCCACAGGCAAAATTTGTTTGGGGAGAATATCTTAACTATCTCAACAGATATGGACTCAAAGGTAAAGCTGGTAATAATTGGAACGCACCTATTGTAGCTGGATTCAATTCAAGCAATTTTGATGATATTATTGATTTAAATATGTGTTCTAAGTTTGGCCCAAAACTGGGAGCTAGAGGAGATTGGCCATTTTATCATCCAACAATTAAATTTGATTTAATGCAATTAATGCATATTGTGTTAAATAATATTCAACTAAACGCTAGAAATAGTATGTCTATGGATACTATTAGAGAATATTTTGGTATGGACAATGACTTATCACACAGAGCAAGTTTTGACGTTTTACAAGGTGCAGAATTGTTTATTAAAGTTCTAAAACTGTTTAGAGCATTAACAGAAGGTACTGTTGAACTAACAAAAGGTAAGAAATTAGTATTCAAGAATTGCTTTGAAAAAGAAAATGCCAAAATACGAAAATTACTACAAGTTTAATTGCGGTTGTGAATTTCCTATATTAGATGAAGAAATTAAAGGTGATAATCTTCCGTCAATAGAAATACCATATCAAGAATTGTGTTTAGATATGAATTATGGTAAAGTATGCCAAAAATCTTTCGATATGATTTCTGATGGAAAAAGTAAAGGAGTTTTTCAATTAGAAAGTTATCTTGGTAATAAATGGGGATCAGAATTAAAGCCGGATAACATTGAAGAATTAGCTGCCCTAATAAGCATAATTAGGCCTGGGTGTCTGTCCAAAACTACTCAGATATTAATTTCTGCCAATTATAGATTAGATAAAAACAATACTCGACAATATAAATATGTATCAATTGAACAAATGTTCAAAAATAAAAAAAGATTTAAGAAAATTATATCAGTAAAAGAAAACACTGGTGAATTATTTTCTAATAAAATAACAGATATTATTTATAGCGGTAAGAAGGAAGTGTTCAAATTAAATTTAACAACATATCTGAAAGAAAAAAATAAGGATAATTCATTTTGTTTTGCATTAAAATGTACATCTGATCATCCAATATTAACATCAAAAGGTTATGTAGAATTAAAAGAATTAAAACCTGGAGATAAAGTAGCCGTATTACAAAAGGGATTACACAAAAAAACAAACCCAAAACATGTTCACGGAACAGATAATCATAGAAATATATGTAATAAACATTATGAATATCACTGTGTTTTATGTGATTGGAAAAAAGGATCTTTAGACGTAAACCACTTGAATGGAAATACTTATCAAGATAATAATCCAGAAAATTTATGTTTTTTATGTCCAAATGATCATAGATTATATACTGAAGGCAAGGTTTCTAACGAAGAACTTATTACTAAAAGAAAAATATATGAATTACCAAGAATGAAAGATGTTGTTTGGGCCACATATTTAGGTAAAGAAAGTTTAGGAATTGAAGATACATATGATATATCTGTTGACGGTCCACATCATAATTTTATCGCCAATAATGTCGTGGTACACAATTGTTTAAATGCTATTTCTGAAGACAAATCACTAACTCAACACTATGTCGACAGAAAATGGAATATTGAACAAACGATACCTCTAAACAAAGAACTTGAAGATTTACTTGATACAACTCATCAAATCATGATTTATCAAGAAGATTCAATTCGTATTGCTTCTAAGATTGCCGGATTTACAGAAGAACAAGGGGACGTACTTCGAAAAAGCGTGGGTACCAAAAATATAGAATTAATGAAGCAAGTAGAAAGCATGTTTACAGAGGGTTGTATTAAACGTGGACTTGTTATTGAAAGTGAAGCTAAAGAAATTTTTGACTGGATTAGAGAGAGTCAAAGATATTCATTTAACAAATGTTTATCTGGCATTACAATCTTGAAAGAAGAAAATAAAGGGTTTACATGCATACAAGACATACAAATTGGAGATAGAGTACTAGGACCGTCTGCTGAAAAAGGTGGCTCCTTTTATAAAGTTTTAGATGTTATTAATAATGGTAGAAAACTATGTTATACATACTGGCTATCCAATAATTTATCTATTAAATGTACCGAGGATCACAAGGTAAAATCTAGAGGACAAATGATCCCAATTGGTCAAATTATTAAAAGAAAACAGCCGATAGATACAATCTATGGTCCAGCTTTTATTTTATTGCAAAGTAAAGGATATTATACTGACACATATGATATTGAGATCGACTCAAAAAAACATGTATTTTATGCCAACGGAATAGCGGTATCAAATTCACACGCTGTATCCTATGGCTACATTAGTTATCTAACAGCTCTAGTTAAACATCATTTTCCTCTTCATTTTTTCTGTTCTTGGTTGCAACTTGCAAGAGAAAAACAAAAACCTCATGAAGAAATCAGAGAACTTTTTGAAGAGAGTAAAAAGATGAACATTAACATTATTACACCAAACTTAGAAACACTTAACTTAAATGATAATGATGTGTGTATCTATAATAATAATATACATTTCGGACTGAAGTGTATGAAAAAAATAGGTGATTCAAGTATTAAGGCTATTCATAGTCTATTAACAGAAAAACAAAGTAAGTTTGGACATATCAACACTTGGTCTTGGAACAAAATTTTATATGAACTATTAATCAATATAAAATCAGACTGTGCTTATGCTTTAATTACTGGAGGCGTATTAGATAGGCTTCGAATTTCTAGAAATAGAATGTTAAATGAATATGAAAAATTGAGAGCTTTAACAAAAAAACAGTTAGAATTTTTACAATCTACAGTTGAAGACGAGGAACCTTTTACAGATTCATTAAGAAGGCTATATGAAAAAGTAAATAAAACACAAAAAGATAAAATTAATAGTATAATAACACTACAAGAAAATACTGTTATATCTGAACAAGATAGAATCCCTTGGATAATATCACAAGAAAAAACTATTTATGGTGTACCAGTAACATATTCATCAATAGATGCGTTAAAAAAGGGTTCTCCTGGACAAGATAAATGTGAAGACTTTCTATCTGAACAAACAAATTTTATAATTGCTGGAGAGATTCAAAACTTAAGAGTGTTCAAAATTAAAAAAGATGGACCAAATAAAGGTAAAACAATGTCTAGTTTTGAACTTGTTGATGATACAGGATCTGTTAATTGTGTATTATTTGATAATATCTATGAAATAGAAAAGGATAAGCTATATGATGGAAATTTAATTGTGGTACAAGGATATAAATCAAAAACAAAATCATTATCAGTTAAATCTATGAAGGAAATTTATTAATGTGTGATATACACAAAAAACATAATTATTTTGCAAAAGTGGTATTAATAGATGATACATCATTATCTGTATGGTTTCCAAGAAACGTTTTTCTTAACTACGTAGAAAAAGGTGTAATATTAATACATGATAAAAACACTGGTCTAGTTATTATAGATGATAAAAAAGAAATAGAAATACAATGCCCAGAATATATGATTCGACCTCTTATACATAAAAGTATTGTAGGTTCTGCTGCTATTAGAGGCATGTCTATAGAACTAATAGATGATTTAGAAGCAATTATGTCTATAATAGAACCAGAAGAAAAAGAAAAAGAGCAAGAGTTGTTAAATCATTATGTTGCATATATAGATAATTTGCAAGAAGAAGATTTAAATGATAATATGATCACAAATATTGGCTTATCTGACTTATCAGACGATCTAAAACAGTTACTATTAGAGGATGTATTTGTATGAAAATATTACTAGTCAATCAAAGTAGTTTTATTTCTACTGGTTATGGTATTATGGGTAAAGAATTTTTAACAAGAGCTTCAAAAGAATATGAAGTAGCTGAATTAGCTTGCGATACACACCATAATCATCCAATGATATCACAAGTACCTTGGAAAGTTTACCCAAATTTACCACTAGACAATGAAAAACAAGAATATGAATCTAATAGAGTTAATACATATGGTAGATGGAAATTTGAAAAAATATGTCTAGAATTTAAGCCTACTCATGTCATTAGCTGGCGTGACAATTGGATGGATTCTTTTATTGGTAGATCTCCACTTAAAAAATGCTACAATTGGATTTATATGCCAACTATTGATGCTCCGGGGCAAGATAAAGAGTGGTTACATGATTATACGTTAGCGGATTCATTAATAACTTACCAAAACTGGAGTAAAAATCAGCTTGACTTAGAATCTGGTGGTAGAATTAATACTAAAGTAGGTTCTATAGGCTCTTATATGCATCCGTTGTCAAACAGGTTAGAATTAAAAGAAAAACTTGGACTGGGTGGAGTTGTTATTGGTACTGTTATGCGTAATCAAGGACGAAAACGTTTTCCAGAACTATTTAGAGCATTCAAGAGAATTTTAGAAAAACACCCTAATACTATTTTATATTGCCATACTTCACATCCAGATATGGATGGCTGGAATATACCTAGATATTTATTAGAATATAATATACAAAATAATGTAGTATTTACTATGTATTGTCAAAATTGTCAAGACACTTGGCCATCAAGATATAAAGGTAAGTTATCACATTGTCCAAATTGTAAACAAAAATCTGCCGTAATGTCAACCGCCGCAAAAAGTCTGACAAACGAACAAATGAATATAATGTATAACTTGTTTGATATTTATGTTCAATTCTCAAATTGCGAAGGTTTTTCGATCCCTATATTAGAATCATCTATGGCCGGTACTCCAGTATTATACACAGATTATTCTGCAATGGTTGACGTTGGTAAAAGATGTGGCGGTAAACCTTTAAATATTAATTGTGATTACAGAGAGCCTCATTCTGAAAGATGGTTTGCCGCCCCTTCTGAAGATAATTTAGTTAGTGAAATAAATAGATTCATTAATATGAATGAAGAAGAAAAACAGCAATGGAGAAAATCAAGTCACGAAAAAGCAAGTGCAGAATTTTCATGGGATAAGTTTTACCAAACAATAAAGGGCGAGATTACTGGACTTAAACCTAGAAGTTATGATTGTCCTCCAGATATCAAAAATCCACAACCTTTTCCTTCTTTCAAGATGACGAACTCACAGTTTGTTAGATGGTGTATTGAAAATGTTCTTTATGAACCAGAAAAAATTAACACTTATTTTGAGGCGAGAATTCTAGAGGAATTAGAATCTACAGTTAGACACACTGGAACTTCATTTATAAATATTAATCCTAAATTAATTTATGATGAAATGTGCAAAATAAGAAATTACACTAATATGTTGGAAAGTTATAGATGTCAAAAGTCCTCTACTTAAGTCACTTTTATGATCATTCGTCTTGGGCAACAGCAGCAGAAGATTACATAAAAGCTATAGAAAAACATGGCGAGGTTGTTTGTAGACCCGTCATAATTCACGGAAATAAACAGCCAACAGATTATATAAAATCAAAAGAGGGCAGTTTAGATGGTGTAACTCACGTTATACAACATGTAATACCAGAACATATCGAATACAATGGGGACTTTCATTGCGTTGGAATAGGTATTTTAGAAACTGATTCTTGTCATATTACGGGGTGGGATCAGAAATTTGATATGCTAGATATGTGGACCCCAACAAAATATCATGCTAATAAATTTAATTGGAAATATGTTCCACACACAACAGATGTTTCTAAATATGAAAAAGATTATGGTAATGTATTAAAATATCTTAACGATCAATATGTATTCTATACTATAGCAGAATTCAATACTAGAAAAAGATTAACTGCTACTATTCGTGCCTATCATCTAGCTTTTAATAATGATGATCAAGCAACTTTAATAGTAAAAACCAACAAACTTGGACAGTCTGCACAACAAACACTAAATCTGTGTCAAAAAGTAAATGAACAAATTAAAGCAGAGCTTCATGCGTATGGAAAATATAATAGATTTAAAGATCCAATTTTTATTACAGAGCGAGTTGATGAAAACACAATAATGTCCCTACATCAAAATGCCGATTGTTTTCTTCTTTCATCTTATGGAGAAGCTTTTTGTATGCCTTGTTTTGACGCATTAGGATTTGGTAATTATGTTATTGCTAATAAAGTGCCTGGAGTTGAAGATTATTTAAGTACGGCTAATGCATCATTAATAAATAATACACTTAGCCCGTGTTTTGGAGCAGAACAATATATTCAAGATATTCACTCAAGTAGGGAAAACTGGTGGGATATGGATGTATTAGAAATGTCTGAACAAATGAGATTTGTTTATGAGTCCAAGCTTCAAAAAACAGACCTTAATAAAAACATAGTTAAACAATATGACTACGATAATATAGGCAAATTAATATGGAATTATTTGGATTCTTAAATAAATATGATATAAAGTATACATTTTCCGGTAGTGGTAATTATTCTACATTACCTCTTAATAAAGCTCCATGACACCTGAAGAAATAATAGATAACTACTATTTAGTAGAACTTATAAGATTCATAAAAATTCTTAGACAAAAAATTAGAATGAAATAACATGTGGAACATACCTCAAAATAATTATACAAAATATTTACAAGCATGTGAAGAAGCCTGTTCTTTTGGTTTTGATACATTTAAACAAGATCCAAATTATACTAACATACTTGAACACGTAAACCCAGTCCAAGGTATGGAATATTATTCATACATACCTGATGGTAGATTTTTAGAACAATTTAAAGAAAATGATATTTATGGATCTCCAACATTAATTGATACACCATTAGGAAAAATATCTCCAACAACATTGAGATATACCAAACAAGCTTTAGAAATTAAAGATTTATTTAATTATAGGTCTATAGTTGAAGTTGGTGGTGGATATGGAGGCCTATGTAAAACTCTACATGTTCTCGGTTGGAAAACTTATTCGATTGTAGATTTAGAACAACCTATTAAGTTAACTGAAAAATACTTAGATAAATTTAAAATTAAAACAGATCTATATACTCCTGTACCAGTTTTAAAAGCAGATTTATTTATAAGTAACTACGCATTTTCAGAATGTAATGGAGATCTTCAAGAAGAATATTTTGATAAAATAATTAAAAATTGCAACCAAGTATATATTACTCATAATACAACTTATTCACAAGATTATCCAGTATTTATGGATAGATGTAAAAAGATTTTTAAAATACAAGAACAAATGGAGCCTATTTCTAATACAAATAGTATGATTTTATGCATGTACAAATAAATAAAGAATGGGGACACTATAAGGATATTTTTAGAGACAGTAAAGTAGTTTTTAAAGAACTAGTAGTTCACCCAAATGAAGAAATGTCATATCAATACCACAATAAAAGAACAGAATTTTGGTTCGTTTATATTGGAACAGCAACTATAACTATTGATGGTAGAGAGTTTAATTTGAATGAAGGAAAAAGTATAACAATACTTCCTTATACAAGACATCGTATAGCTAATAGAACGAGTTTACCGCTGATTGTGTTTGAAATGCAATGCGGTGAATGTTCAGAAGAAGATATTGTTAGACTAGAGGACAAATACGGAAGATGAATTATTATTTAGAATATGAAGCTATATCTTTAGTTGAAGACGCTGTAGAGTTATCTCTGATAAAAACATTAAAAGATTGTGACTTCTGTCCTATGGCTCCATTATATGATTTTTTAGACGGTGCCGAAGACTGTAAGTGGGAAGATCACGAATTAGATTTAACATTATTATCAAAAACTTTTCCTGAGTATGAGTTTATTCTTACTATAGTAGGAGAGCATGTTGTTACTAAGTCTTTCATAGACGGTAGAAAAATAGGTGAATTTAATGGAGGGCTTCTAAAACAATATGGCAAATTAAGATTTGTTGACGATGTAGCATATGCTATTCCTGATTATTTAATTGAACGTTTTGATCTATTACGTAAAAAGGGTGAATTAGAACAGTTCGAGGAATATATCGTTGATCCCCAAGAAATTAGAGTTGTGTGTCCAATATGATACGATTAAAGAACAAAGATAGCGAATTATTAAACCCAATACTACTTTGTAGTATAATTATACTTATACTTTTTGTTTTTTACGCATTATTGACAATAACAAATAAACAACGTGAAACAAATCAAATCCTACAAGAGATACATAAACAAATAAATCATGTATGTGATCATGAAGAAAAAGAGTGAATAAGGATAGATAAAGATGAATCAAGACTGTATACCATATAAAGAATCATTTGGTTATTCAAAATATAAAATAGTAATTTGCAGTGGATTCCTAAACCCGGTCCATTCTGGCCATATTGATTATCTAGAATCAGCAAAAAAACTAGGAGATAGACTCATAGTAATAGTAAACTCTGACCATCAAGTAAAAATTAAAGGTTCTGTTCCATTTATGAATGAAAAAGAACGACTAAGAATAGTTCAAGCATTAAAGCCCGTAGATCAAGCTATTTTATCAATAGATAAAGATGGCACGGTATGCGAAACACTATCATCTCTACATACACTCTTCCTTCAAGATATTATGCATAATGATTTTGAGTTAATATTTGCCAATGGCGGAGATAGAAAGTTAGGTAATACTCCTGAAGAAGAATTTTGCAAAAAAGTTGGTATTAAAACTGTATATTCTATTGGAGGTGATAAAACTCAATCTTCTAGTGAGATATTAAAGAAAGTTAAAAATGAATTATATATACAAAGCTAATGTATTAAATGTAGTAGATGGAGATACAATTGATGTATCTATAGATTTAGGTTTTGGAACTTTTAGATCAGAACGACTAAGACTCTTTGGGATTAACGCTTGGGAAACTAAAGGTTGTGAAAGAGAACAAGGATTGATAGCTAAGGATTATCTGACACAATTAATACTAGACAAAAATATCGTCATTCAAACATTTAAAGATAAGAAGGGTAAATACGGCAGATACCTAGCTCAAATTTATCTTGATGAACTAGATATAAATGCAGATCTAATTATTAGAGGACATGCGACTACTTATGGTGGATAAAATGATTAAACTAATTGTTGCTTTAGATCAAAACTTAGGCTTAGCTAAGGGTGGTAAAATACCTTGGCACTGTAAAGAGGATTTACAATTCTTTAAAGATACGACTTATGATTCTGTTGTTATTATGGGTAATAATACTTGGAAAACTTTATCTCATCAATTAGTAGATAGAATAAATATTGTTATTAGAAATCAATATGAAGACAATTATCCAGTATTAGATGACAAGGGCTTAAGAATATATTCGCCTTCTATTGAATCAGCAATTAGAATTGCAAAAAAAATATCAAAAAAAGATATATATATTATTGGTGGAAAATCTATTTATGAACAATGTCTTAAATTAAACATTATAGATGAGTGTATTATATCATATTTAGACGCTGATTATAATTGTGATTTATTTTTAGAAGATGTTTCTAAATATGGATTTGAATTGTACAAAACAAAAGAGTTATCAACCTCATTAGAGGTTGTAGTTGGGTATTATACAAAATGACATCATATCAACAGATATTAAACAATATATTAAATAACGGAACATATAAACATCCAGTAAGATTTAATTCTGATGGAAAGCCTGTTCCAGTTTCAAATGCAACTATTGGAACCTTTTGTGAAATTTTTAGACATGATATGTCTACAGGATTTTCTTTATTAACAACCAAAAAAATGCCAATTAAAACTATTTGCGTGGAACTAGAGGGTTTCATCAATGGTATTACTGATAAGGAATGGTATAAAGATAGAGGGTGTAATATTTGGAACGAGTGGGCAAATCCTATTGAAGTAGACAAAGAATATATATATAGACTAAGATCATGTTTAGACTTAGGTGAGACACCAGAAACTAAAAACGAAGTAGCTGAATCAGAAACTGATCTGGGTCCAATTTATGGTTATCAATGGAGAAACTTTGCACAGCACTATGGAGAATGGGAGTTTGAAGATTATATAGATGGTGGATGCTGTCCAGCCACTGGGGAGTATCAACAGATAGATAATAGGAACGGTGTAGATTCTGGATTTGATCAACTTAAATCAATAGTCGATAAATTAAAAGAAAACCCCTATGATCGTCGAATGGTTTGTTCTGCTTGGAATCCTAATCAAACCCATTTAATGGCCTTGCCCCCTTGTCATTATGCATTCACTGTGGTAGTATATGGTGACAAGCTAAACCTTTGCTGGAAACAACGTAGTGTAGATACATTTTTAGGTTTACCATTTAATATAGCTAGTTATGCTATTTTACTTAAATTGTTAGCTAAAGAGTCTAACTTAAAAGAAGGAGAATTAGTAGGAGTTTTAGAAGATTGTCATATTTATGAAAATCATATTGATCAAATTAAAGAACAATTAACTAGAGAACCTTATCAATTACCAACTTTAAATTTAACACATAATGGTAGTATTTTTGACTGGACCCACCAAGATATAGAATTAATCAATTATAATTATCATCCAGCAATTAAAGCTGAGGTAACAGTTTGAAAAAGTTAGAAGCATTCAGAATATGAATTTATATGAAGAAGAGTTATACACAGAAGATTTAATTAATTATCTAAAAAACATAATATGTAATATTTCTACTAAAATAGAGGATATTTATCATATAGATACAACATATTTTTGTAATAATTTGACAAATATGGGAGATTTTATGTTTGCAAATGATACATCCGATATTTGTAGGCCTTTTGAATACAAATTATCAAATGATAAATTAATAGGAATATCTTCAAACAATGTTGTTAATTTAGATTTGACTCAACGACATCTTAACATTTATAAAAATGAGGTCCCAATTGGATCTAAAGTCTCTATTATTAAAGAAGGTATAGCTACTTTTAAAATACCAACAATAAATATTGACAAAAATACAATATATTTATCATCAACAAATAATCTAACTTGTGAACCAACTAATATACAATTAGGAAATATTATGTCTTATCTGATAAATACAAATGGTAATATGTTATTAAAACTTAATTTATCTATAAAAAACTTTAATTAGGATAACAAATGAATCGCAGAAATTTCTTATTAGGTACTGGTTTAGCATTAACTAGTAATATTTCAGTTTATGGTCTTGAAGAGAAAAAGGATACATCGGTCTTATTTATCTGGCTTGGTGGTGGAATTAGTCAAATTGAATTTATTAACCCTTTACCAAACGCACCCCTTGGTGTTAAATCGGTAACGGGATATTTAAATAATGAAGTATGTCAAATTGGCGGAACTTTTACTAATTTAAATCGTATTGCAAAAGATATTACCTTTGTTCGATCTTTACATCATAGAGATAGTAATCATGAAAGTGCGACAAATTGGATGATTACTTCAGAAGCAAACTTTAGATCAGACGCAAATAATTGGCCGTCTTATGGATCACTCTTAGTCAATCAAGCAGGGTTTGTAAATAAAGATATGCCAACATATGTACAAACATCAAGAATTGATGGAGATGGACCAGCTTGGTTAGGAACTGATTGTACTGGTTATACAACTGACCTAGAAGGAATTTCTAATTTAACCCCAAAGTCAGATGGAGATACCTTTAAACGTAGATTAGATATTGTTAGCAGAATAGACAAAACTAAAGATCATCTACCAACAGACTGGATTGATTTAAGAGCACAATCTGTTAAAATGATCTACGGAAATACTCACAAGGCACTAGATCTCAAATTAGAAGATCAAAATAAATTAGCAGAATACAATGTTTCCAAGTCGAAATTTGGAAAAGATTGTTTGTTAGCTAAAAGGTTAATTCAAAACGGTAGCAGGTTCGTAAATGTCAACTTTGGCGGTTGGGATAATCATTCTGATATTCTTTTATCTTTTGAGTCAAGAGGCGTAGAACTAGACTCAGTTTTAGCTACAGTTATTAGTGACTTTAAACAAACAATGCCTAATACTTTAATAGTTGTTGCAAGTGAGTTCTCACGAACGTTTAAGCTAAACCAATCAAATGGAAGAGATCACTGGTCAGCAGTAAATAGTTTACTATTAGCTGGAGGAAATTATACTCATGGAAAACTAATTGGTAAAACAGACTCTAAAGGAGCAGAAGTAACTGATCAAGAATTGTCTCCTAAAGATTTGTCTTGGACTATATTTAATCACTTAGGTGTTGATAAAAGTTTAATATTAACAGATAAACAACAAAGACCTCATCGTATGTTTGATTCACAGGCAAAAAATATTCTTGAATTATAATAGTATCAGGAGATACTAATGTTTAATATTATTCATACAAAAAAAGCTTATGAAGAAGTAGCTAAAATTGAAAAAGTTTGTTTTGGACATTTACTATGTGAAGAAACGGACGATTTTTGGTTAATTTATGAAGGAAAAAGCATAGCAGGTTATTGTGCTAATAGATATTATACTAACCCTTTTGTTTGCTTTATGTCTGGTTGTGGTATATTACCAGATTACCGTGGTAACGGACTACAAAAACGAGCTATTAGAGTAAGAGAGCAAGCTGCTAAAAAGTTAGGATATAATCGTATTGTAACTTATACTCTTAAAGATAATATTTGGAGCGCTAATAATTTCATACGATCTGGATATAAACTGTATATACCTAAATATTTTTATGGCTCACCAAATAGCCTTTATTTTTACAAGGAATTCAATGACGGAAGATGATTATTTACTAAAACTTAGTAATGAGTTGATACAAATAGAATTAGATACTAAATTTTACAGTATGGATATGACTACATATTTGCAACTTGACGAAATTAAGTGTCAGTATAACTGGGATACGCTTATGCCTCTAATGAAATATAAGGATTTTAATGCAAACTAGTTGCGGATCATGGATGAGAGCATGTAAAAGAGATAAGATCAACATACTATGCTCTCCAACACATGAAAGATTTGAAAGTGTTTTTGGTGAAATTGATGCTAATTTTTACGCAATCAAAACACCAGAAACAAAAGACTGGAATCAACAGTATTCCAGACAACCAGACAATTATCATATTTATAATTCAACACATTTGCCATATCATGTTAAGTTTGACTTAGTATTAAGTCAAAATAAATTTGGTCAATTTCAATATCTTGCTAGAATAGCTAGGATAATGGGACTACCACTGGTTTCAATAGAACACACTTGCCCAATGCCGTTCTGGTCACAGGATCAAATGAAACAATTAAGACAGATGGAAGCTAATATTAATGTGTTTATTTCTGATTGGTCTGTTGATGCTTGGGGTTTTTCAGACTCACGAAATGTAAGAGTTGTCGAACACTGTGTAGATACCAATACTTTTTCTCCTTCATCATTCAAAAGAACTAATCAAATACTAACAGTAGCAAATGATTATATAGGAAGAGATTATTGCTTAAACTTTAAGCAGTACATGCGTATTACTCAAGGCTTAAAAACAATGCCAGTTGGTGACACTCCTAATTTTTCTAAACCGTCTAAAGATATTAACGAATTAGTAAATTTTTATAGAACATCTCGTGTGTTTTTAAATACTGCACACTTATCACCAATACCAACTTCTTTATTAGAAGCAATGTCTTGTGAATGTGCTGTTGTTTCATGTAAAACATGTGCCATTCCATCGTATATTAAACATGGAGAAACTGGCTTTCTATATGAGACAGATCAAGAAGCTCGTTATTATTTAGAATTATTAATGAAAGATGAAAAGTTAGCAACAAGAATTGGTAAAAATGCAAGACAATCTATTCTAAAAAAATGTTCTAAAAATAGATTTGTCAATGAATATAATAAAATATTTCAAGAGACTATATTAACATGAATGTATTTATGATTAGAAATGCAGACGGGGAATATTATTGTTCTTATAAAAGAAACCCAAGACAAAAATGGGGAATACAAACACAGGCATCAATTTGGCAAAGTAAAGGGGTAGCAATGTCTATTCTTAAAAAATGTCATCTTAAAGGATCTTCTGTTATTGAATTTGAAATGAAAGAATTAAACATATGAAAATACTATCTGGAGTTGGAGTCAGACCAACGAAAGAATTTGATATTATAATTGATCCATCTGGACAGTTTACATTGCCAAAACCATTAGAATTTTCTAATATTTGTGACGATAATGAGTGTGAGCTTTTTGTTGGTTATATATTAGATTATATCCCTATCAATAAAATTGATAATATTCTTAATGATTTAGTAAAGAAGACCAGAATTAATGGGAGAATTATTTTACATGGAACTAATATTAATGAACTTAATAGAGCTTATTTTATGGGGCATATTGGTACACCAGAATATAACTCTATCTTATATGGATTAATGAAATGTGGAATATACTGTCCAGATGTTCTGTCGAAAAAATTTGAATCTATGGGACTAAGTATAGCATCAAGAAAATTAGATAAACTATCTTTTAGTATAGAGGTAGTACGTGTTAAATAAAAATATAGAACAAGAATTTACGTGTCATTTAGATGTTATTATTATAGATAATCTAGAGCAAAATTTAGAGTATATCAATAAATTATCTAACATAGAGTCTGTATTTATATTGACTCACGATAGAAACTCTATATCTTTAGCTAGTGAAAATAAGATTGTTTTTTGGTATCCAGAAGACGAAATATTTAATATGGACGAATTATTTTCATCTATCAAAAATCATATTAGAGGAACTCATACTTGTATTTTAGATAAAGTACCAACTTTTGATATTTGTGAAAAAATTAATATTCACGAGAAATTATTTAAACACAAAATATATGAAAATCCAACTGTAATTAACAACTCAGTATTAATGGCTTCTTTAATTGCTGGATGGTCTTATTCTAAACTTATTGATACAATGTATGAAAAACACAAGGAATATATTTATACATGGTAGTAACATTAATTGCTAATTATAATTATGGAAAATATCTAATAGACGCTATAGACAGTGCTTTGAATCAAACTGTAGAAAATTTTATAGTATTTGTTGACGATTTTTCAGTAGATAACTCTGTATCTTTAGCGGCAAATAAATTAAAAACTAAATTTGATAAAACAATAACTCTTAAAGATATGACATTTGGATTACATCGTGGAGAAAATTCTATGGTAATTCAACTTGGAAAAAATTGTGGTCCGTCTAGAGCAAGAAATATTGGTATATCAGCAAGTTTAAAGTTTGCTGATTTTTATCAAATATTAGATGCCGATGATATTATGTATCCTAATAAGATAGAAACATTAATTAAGGAAATGCATGACAATATTGGAGTAACATATGGAGACTACGATATAATAAACGAAGATCATATTATTACAAGAGAATATAAACAACCTTTTTCTATGCAATCTTTAATGAAAGAGTGTATTGTTCATAGTGGATCTCTAATAAGAGCTAATACATTAAAACAGGTTGTAAATCAATACGGTTTTTATAACGAAACAATGAGAGTTGCTGAAGATTACGATCTATGGCTTCGAATAGCTAAACACGGTTGGTCAATTAGGCATATTGCAGAACCGTTAACATTAGTCAGAACTCACAGCGAGAACTCAACTAATTCTGTACCTAAACACATATGGGAAGACTGCTGGCGCAAAATATGTCAAAACAATTCTTAACAACAGTTAAAAAAGCAAATAGAGAAATGAGTGTTATTCTGTATTCAAGTAATTCAATACCGAGAATGACATCTTTTGGCCCAAAGCCACTGCTTAAAATCAATGAAACTCCAATTTTTGATTTACAGTGTTATAATTTATGTTATGCATATGGAAATCCTGATATTGTACTACCTGTTCACTTTGAAAAAGATGAAGTAATTAGTAAAATATATCCAAATGCTAGATTAGTGGAATCAAACGGATGTGAATGTTTTGATATATGGTCAGCCTTAAATATAGTAAGAGACACAGATATATTATTTGTTGATCAAGCTACCGTATTTCATCACAGTGTATTAAATCAGAAGTACCATACAAGTTTTGTTTTGTATAGTGATGGCAACGACGATGACTGCTCATTAAATCTTAACAAAGGTAAAGTTCAATCAATTTCATTCAATAAGAATAACAATAAATGGAAAAATATCCTTTTCTTGAAAAAGAAAAATGTAATAAGATTAAGAAGACTATTGCGTAAATATGAATACGGATCAAAATATTTTTTCGAATTAATTAACGATGGTCTTGATATGGATTTACAATTAAATGCATATAAGGTTCCAAATGATAAAATTATGACAGTACACAACAGTAGGGATATTAAAGATTTACATGAAGATACTTATATCAAATGAAAATAGAAACGCTCACTATTATATCAGAATGGGTCACGCAAAAGCGTTTTCTGCTTGTGGTCATGAGTGTGTAGTTTGGGATTTACAAAGTAAAAGCGTATTCGATGCTTTCGACGAATTTGAACCTGATATTTTTTGGGGGCAAACTTATAACCTAAATAATGCAATAATTAAATGTATTGAAGAAAGACCTCATCTAAGAGTAATACTAAGAGCACCAGACTGGTCTGATTTAGCGGATAAAGTTAAGTCTAAATATCCAATATTAACAGCACAACAAGATGAAATAGATTTAGTTAACAAATTAAGGGATTTAACAGGTAAGCCAAATTTTTTACATTGTCATTATACTCAAAAATCTATAGAACAAACACATAAAAGATGGATTGATAATGATTATAATGTTGTTAGTATGTTAAATGGTGCAGACTTGTTTGATTTTCACAATGGATCATATAATAACATATATGAATCAGACATTTGTTTTATTGGAGGTAGATGGGGATATAAAGCTAAAAATCTAGATCCTTATCTGGTAAAATTGTGTCATCCAAAATATGATTACAATATTAAAATTTTTGGAAACCAAAATTGGGGAATTCCAAACTACTGTGGGTTTATTAATGATGAAGATGCTAAACACGCTCTTTCTTCTTCAAAAATATGCCCAAATATTAGTGAACCTCATTCAAATGAATATGGTTATGATATAGTAGAAAGACCTTTTAAACTTCTATCAAACAAATGTTTTGTCATAAGTGATCATGTACAAGATTTAGAAGATATAATTAAAGGTATAGTGTATGTAAAATCTCCAGAAGAATTTAAAGAAAAAATAGATTATTATCTTAATAATGAAGAAGAAAGAAGCAGTATTGCTAATCTTGGATATTCAGAAGTAATGAATAATCATACATATTTTCATAGAATAGCAAATATATTTACAAATATTAATTTACAACATGAAGCAGATCATGTCATGAGGATTTATAATGAGCATTTCAAATAAAATTTTAATCACCGGGGCTGGTGGATTCATAGGTAAACATGTTCATAATTTCTATCGGAATGCAATAGGATTAACTCGTCAAGATCTAGATCTATCAGACGAAAATGCAGTTAAAGATTATTTTGAACATCATTATCAACCAGATATTATTATTCATTTAGCCTCTAATGCTTTACCTTTTCCTTCTCCAGAAAATATTGAAAAAATGACAAGAGACAATATCGTATCTTGTCAAAATTTATTAAAATATTGTCCAGAAGGATGTCATTTTATTAATATGTCTAGTATAGTTGTTTATGGAGATCAAGATAATGAAATGCATGAAGGAATGCTAGTACAACCAACAGCATATTATGCTTTATCAAAGCTAGCAACAGAATACTTGATTGATGTTTATTCTAAAAAAATAAAAGGGACAAACTTAAGATTAAGTGCAACAATTGGAAAAGGTTTAACTCATGGGGCTGTTATGGACTTTAGAGCAAGGTTAAAAAATGGAGACAAATTTTGGGCCATTGGATCTAAACCAGGTTCTTGTAAACCTTATGTTCATGTAGATGATGTTATTCAAGCTATAGAAATTGTTATTAAACATGAAGCAATAGGAACGTTTAATGTTTCAAATAATTCTATTACTATAGAAGAAGTAGCGAAAGCGTGTATGAAAAGCCTTAAAATCGAAAAAGAAATTGAATGGAGACCAGAATATGAATGGAAAGGCGATAATAAAAAGCTTATTGTTAACTCAAATAAACTAAAAGGATTAGGATGGAAGCCTAAGTATACATCAGAGGAGGCTATATGCAGCCTTTGATATATGTATGGTCAAAAGATAGGGCATCACAATTACATACTTTTCTTTCTTCAATAAATAAAAATCTTGTTGATACTGTAGATATAGAAGTTTTATATAATTATAGCTCAGAATCTTTTAGAGATGGTTACACAAAAACTATCCAAAGATGGCCTGATGTTAAATTTACATTGCAGAATGATGCTAAAAGTCAAATGATAGACAGTATTAGTAAATATAATGTCTTTGTTATAGCAACTGATGATACATATATGTTTAAGAAATGTCCAACTACATTTGTTGATAAAATAGAGGATGTGTTTACTTTCTCTTTTAGATGTGGATTAAATACAGTTATTCAAAATCACGTTATTCAGTCATATCAACCAATTCTTACTAAATATGAAGATGAGGGTGATACAATCAAGTGGAATTATTCTACGATACAAGATCATTTTAACTATGGTTATCCGTTTTCTATGGATATGCACGCATATAAAACATCAGAAGTTATAGACTTTATAAAAAAAATTAGTTTCTATAGACCTCCAGAACTAGAGGGAAATTTGTTACAATTTCGTAGATATACATCTCAATGGATGAGATCTTATAAACATAGCGTATGTGTTAATGTTCCATTAAATTGTATGTCTGGTAATACTGCTTCAATGAATATTTCTTTAATAGATATTAATCAAAACTATTTAGATGGACAAGATTTATTTTATATTAACGAAGATATTGTTGGATGTCATCAAAATTTACAAATAGGATATGATGTTAGATAATTCATGGTTTGATTATTCAGATATATATGATGAAGCAGTAGATAAATATGATAATACTGTTTTCTGTGAGTTGGGATCTTTTAAAGGTGCTTCCGCCATATATCTAGCACAAAGAATAAAAGAAAAAAATAAAAATATTAAAGTTGTATGTGTCGATTTTTGGCCATCTCCAAAAGAAATAAATAATCTGTGTGGTATAGGAGCAGGTCAAGGTGAAGAATCTAAGAAAATTAAAGAATATGGCGGATCTTTAATGCAAGATTTTATAGATAATGTTTACAAATATAATGTAGAAAATATTATCATACCGATAAGATCATCAACCAATAATGCTTGTGGCATTTTTCCAAAGAATTACTTTGATTTTATTTTTGTTGATGCGTGTCATTATTATGATCAAGTTAAATTAGATTTACAAAATTGGTATCCTAAATTAACAGTTGATGGTATGATTGCCGGTCATGATTATGAATCTGGAGTAAAAAAAGCGGTAGATGAATTTTTCAATAACAAAATTATAAAAAGAGGAACTTCGTGGCAATTCAACAAGTAGGATTAAAATTTTTAGTGTGGGGGGGAGCAGGTTTTGCTGGTGCTGTTTTATCTCGATATTTATTAGATGCTGGACACCAAATTTATGTAGCAGATAATCTATATAAGGGGATGGATGGTATTACTCCGTATATTATGGATCCAAACTTTCATTTCAAAAAATTAGATATTACAAATGAGGAAGATGTAAAGACAGCTTATAAATGGAATCCAGACCGCATAATTCTATTATCTGGTATTGTAGGACTTGACGCTTGTGATAATAATAAAATTCTAGCTGAAGCTGTTAATAAAACTGGCTGGGAATATGTTGTTAAACATAATACTGAAAATGTTCCAGTGTGTGCCGCTAGCACAGGAAGCATTTTTGGAAAAATTGAAGGAATGTCATGTAATGAAGAAACACCAATAAATCCTTTAAGTCATTATGCTATCACAAAATATGAAGGAGAAAAAGTGGTGGTTGAAAATGGTGGAATAGCACTAAGATACGCTACTGCCGCTGGATGTAGTCCAAATCATAGACTAAAGTTATTACCAAATGAATTATGTTATGTAGCATATACACAAAAACTACTTAATATTTTTCAAGGTCATGTTATGAGAACTTTTATAGATATTAGGGATTTTGCACGATCTTTAATCTTTTTCAGTGAAAATCATTATGATTTAGATAAAGGCGTCTACTGTGTTGGATCGGAAGAAAATAACTGGTCTAAAAAACAATTAGCTTTATATATTGGAGGGAAAACAGGGGCAACTATTCAGTATAATGAGAATAATATTGATCGTGATTTTAGAAATTATTATTGCGATTACTCAAAGCTGGAATCTACAGGTTTTAAGTGTCAATTTAAGTTAAGCGACACTATTGATGACATGCTTAGTAAGATGTCTATGATTGTTGAAAAATATCAAATATACCACTAGGAATAAAATGACAGAAAATTTTACAGTAAATGATGATTTTATAGTTGACTTTAAGAACAAAGCCGAAGAAGAAAAGGTTATTGCACCCTCAAAAGAAGGTGTCAAAAAATTAAAAGGAATACTTACCAATAAAGTAGCAATAGTTGAATCTCCACCTTTAACAGAAAAATTATTTGAAATTAAAGATCAAGAAGCAGTTATAAAGAATACGGTATTATTGACTGGTGGATCGGGATTCTTCGGATCGCACATCAAAAACGCCTTAGAAAAAGCCGGATATAATGTTTTTACCTTCAATAGTAAAAAATATGATATATCAGTTTACGAAGCAGTAAGAGCAGCTTTTATTGATTCAAAACCAGATTTTGTAATTCATGCTGCTGGGTTTAACGGTGGGATTGAGTTTAACCGAAAGTATCCCGCTCAGATTTTAGAAGCTAATATAAGAATGTCTCTAAATGTATTTGATGCTTGTAAGGAATTTAAGGTTAAAAAACTGGTATCAATTATTAGTTCTTGTGCTTATCCAGACGGTGAAGAATTAATTACAGAAGATTCACTATTTAACGGTAGGTCTAATGATAGTATTGCTGCTCATAGTTTTGCTAAAAGGTTATTACAAGAGGCTTCAACAGCCTATAATAAACAGTATAAATTAAATGCTGTAACTGTTGCTGTAACAAATCTATTTGGACCAAGAGCTAATTTTCATCCAGAAAACTCTAAAGTTGTTGAAGGTGTAATTTCTAAACTTGTTAAAGCAAGAAACGAAGAAAAAGAAAGTGTTGAATTTTGGGGTTCTGGAGAACCAAAAAGACAATTTATGTTTGCTCCAGATGCAGCAAAATATGTTGTAAAAGCACTTGAGTCATACTCTGATAATACAAAGCCTTTAAATATTGGACCAGAACACGAATCAACAATTAAAGATTTGGTAAATATTGTGGCAGATATTGTAGGTTATAAAGGTGAGATTATTTGGGATGGTAGGCCAGATGGACAAATGCGTAAAATGTTAGATGTATCAACACTTAAGAGTTTATTTGGCTTAGATACAACTAGCTTTATTAAAGCTTTAAAAGAGACAGTATCATGGTACGAAAATGAAAAAAAATAACATTGGTATATTAGTTGACAATTTTCTTCCTTCACAATTAACTGAAGATATTTCTAATTTAGATTGTACTTTTTTTGTTAGAGACAATCTTGTTGGATCTACTTCAAACACGCCTGTATTTAGTTTATACGAATTAAGTTATTTTAATGGCATGTTATGGACATTTGATTTAAACAACGCAGACTATGCCTTAAAATGTAATGGTATGTTTGATGTTAATCTATATTTATATGACTTAGAGTGGATAAGAAGAAATATAGATTTTAAATTATCATCTACTATCATGAGACAAGTTAATAATCTATTTGTAAGATCTGAATCTTATGTAAAACCGGTACAAAATTACTGTAATAGAAAACCGTCAACCAACGAATCATTTTTAAGGATGATAATATGAATATAGAAGAATTAAAACAGTTATATTTCGATGAAGAAAAATCCATAGTTGAAATAGCTGACATATTTGGAACATACCCAAATAAAATAGCAAGAATTCTCAAAAAGAATGGTTATCAACTACGAGATAAAAGTACAGCACAAAAAAACGCTTTAAAAAAGGGTACTACTACACACCCAACCGAAGGAAAAGAAAGATCTGAAAAAGAAAAAAATAAAATATCAAATTCTATGCACAAGTCTTGGAAAGATATGTCAGATGATAAGCGTGATGAACGTAAACAGATGGCTAAAGAACAATGGGATAAAATGACTGATGAACAGAAGGAAGAGCTTAGAAATTTAGCACATCAAGCCCTCAGAAAAACCGCCTCAGAGGGATCAAAAATGGAAAAATTCCTAAAAATCGGTTTACAAGACGCTGGTTTCGACGTTATACTTCACCAGAGGGGTCTAGTGCCGAACACGTCACTAGAAGTTGACCTTCATGTTCCAGAAATTAGAACTATTATTGAAGTTGATGGCCCTTCACACTTTATAGATATCTGGGGTAAAGAAACTTTAGATAAAAACATGAGAGCAGATCAAGAAAAAACTGGACTGTTCTTATCACGAGGTTTTTGTGTTATTAGACTAAAACACATTCAGAAAAGTGATTCTAACTATTTATATAGAACAACCTTAGCTAAGGTGCTAAAAGTTGTGAAAAAAATTAAAAGAAGTTTTCCACCTATTGGTCAACGATATATTGAACTGGAGGCAATGTGAGTTATTCAATGCTTGAACTTGAGCATATTCAAGAAGCAGTAATTGAAGAAGGAATTCTCGATAAAGAGGATGTATCTAAATTTGAAGACAAAGAACAGTTGATAGACTGGTTAGTAAAATATAATATAGATTACGAACAATTGTGCTCAAAATATTTTGATGTTGAAGAAATAGAATTTGAAGAAGAGCAATATACTCCTGAAGTAAATGAAGAAGAAAAGAAGGAGTTTGTTGTTAAAATCAAGGAACCTAAATATACTTCTCCTCAATGGCACGACTTTATTCTGTCTCAATTTGAGCCTTCAGAATTAGACAATCTTGGTAATCCACTACTTACTGGACTAAGAAGATTAACAGAAAAATATATCGGTGAGATTTTATTTAGTGGTGCTATAGATATTAAAACTGTTCCACCGGATGATAATGACTGTGGATGGTGTCTATGTAATTATAAAGTTGATATTGCGTGGAAAAAAGATGTTGAATTTATTAGTGTAAGCGTAGACGGATTAAGATATACTACAAAAAGTTTTCTTGGTATTGCAGAAGCTCATAAAAACAATCTTCAAAGACCTTATGATAAATTCGTTGCTGCTATGGCCGAGTCTAGAGCAGAAAGTAGAGCACTAAGAAAAGCCTTACAATTAAAAGTTGTGTCTTCTGAAGAATTAGACATCACAGAAAAAGCAGAAATGGATCAAACTGCTATTACGGGTCCACAAAGATCACATATTAAGCTTGTATGTAGTCAACATGGAATTGATCCTGAAAAGCTTTCCCAATTAAAGTGTAGTAAGAGTTTTGGTGATTTATTGCGAGAAGAGGGTCTTCTTGTAATGAGTGAACTAAAGAAATATGTAAAGAATCCTGAGTCAATTGAAGAGGAAATTAAAGTAGATGAAAGTAACGATTAATACAGATATTGGTCAAATTGAGTTTGAAGCAGAACAAATGAAAGAAGTGTTTGAAAAATCTGCTGATATTCAAGAAGTTTTTAATGGTCTCAAATTTACATCAAAGGATGGAAAGTTTAGTACCGATAATGTTCGTTTAGTTGTTAGAACAGATGACGACGATAATAAGTATTATGAAGCCGTGGTTATGGAACCCGGACCATATATGTACGCTAGAAAGAAATTTGGTTGTAATAAAAAGGGTGGCGGACTTTTCCCAAAGAAGGCAGATGGTCATCGATCTTATTGGGTAAAATACAACAAGGATACACAAACAGAGGAAGAAGTATAGTTATGACAAATTGGACAGTAATTAAGAGTGTTGTAGGTGAAAGTAATATTCGAGAGTTTGCAAGTGGAGACTTATCTGGTAGAGGTCTTTATGAACTTGCTAGAAATACCGATGCTGGTGGAGAAGTTAGAACTCTACTTAGAAATCGTGGAGTAAGTGGTGCTAGAACCCTTGCACGTAAGAGCGTAACACGCTAATACAGGCTCTGGGATGCCTCGTGGTTAATCTCGTTAAACATCCGTGACATTTGTGTCGCGGGTGTTTTATTTTTTTAAATGTATATCTGGTGAAATAAGGTAGTACAATGAATCAATCGGACAAGTTAAAATTTTATTTAGAACACAACAGGAATGTGTTATTAGTTGGTCCTCACGGATGTGGAAAATGCTTAGGCAAAGGAACTCCAGTATTAATGTTTAATGGTACAGTTAAAAATGTAGAAAACATAAAAGTTGGAGACCTAATAATGGGTCCAGACTCTAGTCCTAGAAAAATCTTAAGTCTAGCTAGAGGAATAGAAGAAATGTATAAAATAATACCAAAAAAAGGTGAACCATTTATTTGTAATGGGTCACATATTCTATCACTAAAACACACAGAAAAAGATGGTATAATTGATATTTCAGTAAATGATTTTCTAAAAAAGAGTAATTATTTTAAATCTAGGTGTATGTTATTTAGGACTGGAGTAGAATTTTCTAATAATGAAAAATTAGAAGAATCTCCCTATTTACTAGGTCTATGGTTAGGAGACGGATCTAAATATGGCCCCGTAATAACAAATACTGACCAAGAAATTATAAACTATATATATAACTATGCATCAACAAATAATTTGTCAATATCTAAAAATGATATATCATACAGGATCTCTTCAAATCAAAAGGCTAAAAAAATAGCAGGAAGAAATACATTTTTAAATTTTTTAAACAAAAATAATTTAATTAAAAATAAACATATTCCGCAGAGTTATTTAACATCTTCTATAGAAAACAGAAGAGAATTATTAGCCGGAATAATAGACAGTGATGGATATCTATATAATAACTGTGTAAACATAATTCAAAAATGTAAAAAATTATCTGAAGATATTTTATTTTTATCGAGAAGTATTGGATTAGCGGCTTATATTAAAACTTGTATTAAAGGATGTTGGTATAAAGGTGAATATAAAAAGGGTTTATATTATAGAATATCTATATCTGGAGATATTTGTAAAATACCATGTCTATTAGCAAGAAAACAGGCCACTAAAAATTTATCAAATAGAAACCAATTACACACATCTATAAAAGAAATTATACCAATCGGGGAAGATAATTATTATGGCTTTACAATAGATGGCGATCACAGATTTTTATTAGGTGACTTTACAGTTACTCATAATACAGAAACTGTTAAACAAGTATTTAATGAAGCAGGTCTCAAATGGAAATATTTCTCTGGTCCAACTATGGACCCTTGGATTAACTTCGTTGGAGTCCCGAAAGAGAAAAATGGCAAACTGGAGTTTATTCTTCCTTCGGATTTTTCTGATGATAGTGTAGAAGCTATTTTTATTGATGAACTCAATAGAAGTCATGCACAAATTAGAAATGCTGTCATGGAACTTATTCAGTTTAAATCTATTAACGGTAGAAAATTCAACAATATTAAAGTTGTGTGGGCGGCTATTAATCCTCAAAATGACGACGAATATGATGTTGAAAAATTAGATCCAGCATTACAAGATAGATTTCATGCTCAAATTTATTTTAAGAATGAACCTAATGTGGAATACTTTACAAAAAAATATGGAACACAAGGAGTAAGAGCTTGTGATTGGTGGAATACATTATATGCAGAACAAAAGAAACAGGTATCGCCACGTAGATTAGATTATGCAATTGAGCTACTTAATATAAATGGAGATATACACGATATTTTTCCAGAAACTATTAACTGCTCTTCTTTCGTAAAAACATTGAACACTGGTTCTTCATTTGAACAATTTATGTCTCTAGAAGACAGTCAAAAAAAAACATTTGTGAACACTAATTTTGACAGCTTGTGTAATTTAATTAAGGTAAATGAAACAATAGCCAATAAAATATCTATATATTTTTCTGATGAAAGAATTCAGTCTTTAATATCTAAACATGATCAAGATAATAGTATACTAGTTAATTGTTTAAAGAGTTTTTATACTAATAAAGATTAT